AATTAAGTCCAACCCATCCCCCCACACTAAATGGTGCTGTGCCACTTGGTAGGTTTGCATTGGAATATGATAAGTTTGGAGAAGCGATAGCGTTGCCGATTGTTCCAGTTGTTGATGTTCCAGAAAATGTCACTGGTACAGTATTAGTTGAGGAATCTGTAAGAGTAATAGTATCCCAAGTTGCTGTTGCTGTCATTGTTGTTACACCATTTTTAAATATTAAATCATCAATGGTTAGTGTTTCACCACCACCATTAGGATAATTACTATGTTCATTTCTAAACACTATATGATCCAAATTAGTTGGTGTTGAGGTCATTGTTATTGTTGATAATGATGAAACCAATGTAGAGTATGAAGCATCAGAATAATGATTTACCTTGTAGGTGGTTGCTGACTCTCTTATGATTTCAATATACATTGTTGTGTTATCACCAATGTTACTTCCAAACTGTGAACCATATCCACCAGTAGGATTCATGTTTAGATGTTGATTATCAGCCCAAGTACCACCCAATGGTCTATCTATGTTATCATGTAGATACTTCATTCCAATGAAATCTTGTGAATCTGCACCCGTTGTTACACTATCTTTATCAGATAATCCAAAGAATACGCCATGAGCCCAACCTACACCATTATGACTTTGAGTAGGCACATGTATTTTTGCCCTTAACAACCATGTGTCACTTGCTGAACTTCCCAAATCATAAACGATTGAAGTATTTCCACCTGTGGTTTGTGTACTAAATGATAATACTCCAGAAGCAATATTGGCATTTGCACGATTGGCAACCCATCCACTTGATGTGGTGAAATCCTCATCAGGGTTTGCTGGTGGTACACCAGTTGTAGATGTAGTTACAAGTCCATGCAACAATAATTCATTTGAAGTAAATGTAATCTGTGAATCTGAACCTGAATTGTCAGGCAATTCAGTTAAAGCAAACTCGTTTAGGGTACGGAAAACCTTGTAGCCAGTAATTGGTGAGCCACCATTTCCACTAGTTGGTACATCAGCCCAATCAAGTTCAATCGGGATTCCAGTTACAGTTGATAGGTTTGTTGGTGCATCAGGTGCTATTGGGATTGAATAAACTACATTTAATTTGGTTGTTGTACTGCCAAACCCGATAGTTCTTTCTGTGCCATCTCTTACATGATTATCAAAATACCCAGTGAGTGAATATGTGTTAGAGGATAAACCATTACCAATTCCAGTTAAACCATTTGAGTTTAATGCTATTGTTTTTCCAGTTCCAGTTGTTCCGCCACCACTGTCAGATGCAGTTATGACAGTTCCAGTCAGGGCATCATCAACTGTTGTTTGTCCGTCAGGTGGTGTTGTGGATAACTCTCTCCATGTAATGTTTGGCGGACTGTTGCCTGCATAAACTACATCATATTCAAGTTCGGCAGAAGTAATTATGCTTGTATCTGGAATTGAAGTGGTATCAAAAGAATAGTAAACTGATTGACATCCCTGATTAGTTCCAGTGTTTGTTCTTTGGATGTAAGTGGCAGTGTTTGTTGAACTGAATGTGGTTGAACAAGACGAGCCACTTGATGTAGATGTTGTTACTGCCCTACCATAAGTTCCAGCAGTTGTTGTAAAGGTTGGGTCAATCTCAAGATAGCCTACAAAGGGAACACCCTCTAATCCGTTTGCGTAATCCAAATTAACTTTGTAATCCCCATCAAAGATTATATTTACATTTGTTAGACTTTCAATACCTGTATCAAAGTCGTAATTGATTGAATCTGTAAGTTGTAAAATTTCTGCTTGATTATCAACAATGAAGGAACGGTCAAAGGATTGACCATTGTATTGTGCTATTGGGATTACAGTTTCACCTATCACAATCTCACTACCAACATGAACTGTTTGTGAAATTCCTAGTTGTTCCGTTCCATCATGTGTCACCTTGAAGGTTTCCTTGAATCCTGAATTAATGTCCAGTCTTAATTCTTGTGTAAATTGTTCCACGACTTGACCAGTTGTGGTAATTGTTTCACCGTTGAAATAACCTGTACCCCCTGTACTGTTTGTAATTAATGTGAATCCAGAAAAGGTCGAATTACCATAAAATAATTCTGCACTTATTGGAATGAAAACATCTTCTGTAATATCTTCTGTAATTGTTTTTGTACTTGTAAGGTACACACCATCTTCATATGGAATAGTTGATACGGTACATGCCTCATCATTGATAGGAAGGTTTTGCCATTGACCATTGTTAAGATATGTTGCAACTGCTGAAACACTTGGAATGATTTGCTCACCGTCAAAACCGTTTTCATAAATGGAGTAAGAACAAGAGTCCTTGTCATAAATTAAAGAACCAACTGCATTACTATGAAACATTACCTTTTGGTCATTAACTGTAAGGACATAGTTCTGCCATGAACCGTTCATTATCCTTTCAGGGTGGGATTGCCAAGTGGCTTGACCAATAGTGAAATCCTCTATCAAATCATAATTTTGTCCAGTTGTTTCTATTTCTGCAAATGCTGCACTAACTGGAATTAATAACAGTACAAAAAGGCCAAGAAGGATTTTCATCATACATACGCATCCACATCTTTTCTTGATGCTGCACTATACATCCAGAACAATATAATTCCGATCCAAAGGGCGGGTAAGATAATAAACACACCATATAGGTTATCACGAATTACTAATTGCTCAGGGGTTGCACCTACCCAGAATGTCCATTCAAATGCAATCTCATAAAGCATTGGCATGGAAACAAAGTAAACAATAGTTGAGAAGAACATGGCAAATATTCCACGTAAGATAATCTGAATCAAGACTACTAATTAGCATTAGCACTCATATAAAAATAAAAAAGAAATCTTAGTGGTTTGTTTATTGTTGACCGCTAAAGATACCTCTAAAGACACCCAAGACTTGTAGGATTAATACTACTGGGAAGATTCCCAATACTAACCATCCGTTATCTTTAATGGCGTTACAGGTTGTACTTGCAGGAGTTGCTGCCCCGCCTGCTACACCTGTTGCTGTAAGTGTATTACAGTCGATAACTGAATCGAATGCTTGTAATACTATCACAGAAATCAGAAGTGCAACAACGAGATAAATAACTCCCATTATGTTGTCCATACCGAACATGATACTTAGCAATCCCTTAGTAGCGTATATAAAAAATTATTAGAATTGCCACTTTATACTCAGGATAGTCAAGGCCAAATACACCCCCATGATGCTTTGCATTACAGTTACAAATATGTCAGGGATTCCAAATGTTTCAAGTACGCTAAACATAGATCCTGCAGTTATTACATTCCAAAAGCCCCATATTGCATCCCAAATCATTAATTCTCCTGCAAGTAGGGCTAGAGGATTACTAACATAAGTTGAATTAGTAGTTGAAGTGATAAAATTTCCATTACTTGTCATAATTTGCATAGAGGGTTCATCCACATCAAAATTTAGGGTATGCCAAGTATAGGTAGATACTGCAGTAGTACATTCAATTTCACTATTATAAGTGCCAAAAAAGCCCGTAGAGTTTGTAATGCCTATAGGTTGATCTAAAACATTATGACAATGCTTTTGAAAATCAAATGGCTTTGCAAGGCCTGTATCAGTTGATACCTCTACTATCATTACAAACCCATTGACACACATTAGGAAAATGTAGATGCTCAGAAATGTCTTGTACATAGCCATGATTAACCACTATTACCCGTACATATCCCGTATAAACAGAATTGCAGTAAACAAGGCTAAACCAAAGAATACCCATCCTAGCCATGATCCATTTGCGGAATTGATAAACAGTTTTGTTTCCTGTGTTGTTGCATTAGTAATAGTACCATCAGGATGATTTGTTATTTCTACCCTATCAGTTTGCGTTCCTACGTCTTGGCCTGTAGCTAGGAATATTGCCAAGATCAAGAAAAGTAAAAACGCAAATATTCTAAATATAAAAGAGACAGTACCAAGATTTCTAATTAAAGTAAATACAAGAAATCCTAAACTCATTGTGAATAGTATGATGAAAAGGCCTAAATCTAACACAATTTACTAATTCTATACTAAGTTATGAAGTTTTTTTATTCTCGTCTTTTATCACTTTTGCAAGTTCATCCATATCTATACCATGTTCCGATACTTTTTTTCGCACTTGTGTTATTGCAGAAAGTGCAGAGGCAGATAAAGCCTTCTTCTCGGCCATTGTAAAGTAAGCCCAATATTTTAAAGCAGTTGCCTTTGATGTGTCAGCTCGCCTTTTACCGTTCTTCATTTTATACACTAGTTCATCATATACGGTTCGGGCGTTCTTTTTGTCCTTGCGTTGCTCTTTAGGTGATAGACATAGTTGACATTCTTCTTTTGGATAAACCAAACTTCTAACCCCCACACCCGTTGAACATAATGCCACTCTCATAGGATCAGAATCCTTGTATCTATAGTTTCTGCCTTCTTCTAATCCATTTACAAAAAAATAACCTTCTTGGGTACTTGTTACATATTGTTTTTGAAATCGATAAATTGCTGATCTGTTGGCCATATCCCATCCAAAAGTATTTTTCCAGTTTGCAGCATCCTGATCTGACATGCTAGTTAAGATACGAAAATCAGCATCTCTAAGTGCAGGCGGTAATGCCTTTTGATAGTGAATATTGAAAAATGTTATTACTTTTCCCCCCAAAGTGTGCCTGATTGTAGTGAGTGCGGACACCAATTCTTTTTTTCTCTTGGCATCTTCCATGTCAAGGATATACGAAACATCATCAAAGATCAAAATGTACCTTAACCCCTTTGGCAAATCCTTTAAGATCTTGTCAAGGTTTCCCAAATCTTTTCCATAAAACCATTTTATGACAAACGGTGAATTAGTCATGCAAGATAATCTATGGCATAACGTTGTTGTAACCGTACTTTTTCCAGATTCGGATTTCCCAGATAATAAAACAGAAGTGTAAGTTTTATCGCTTCTTTCTGTCTTTCTAATAATTACTGATGCCAGTTTTGCAATCCATGTTTTTTTAAGAATTGGAATTTTTTCACCTTTGTGCATGTAAAATGTCGTACCCTGAAAACCCGTTGGTTCTTTCAACGATTGCTGCTGATCTAACTCAGCTAAGCTAATCCCTGTCATTCTGCGTTCTTGTAAGATTGGTACAACTTCAATCTCTCCAATGCGTTGGCCTGTAGGATAAGCGGCATATACTTTTCGCAATATTCCATAGCATAGTCCATGTAGTAAGTATCTCCATCTACAGTTGTTGGTACATCAAACTTTGGTAAGTCGTTGATTCTAAAGTTTGGAGTTAGAGAACTATTCATTAAGTTCATAATATGAATGGCTTTCCGCCATTCGTTAGTTCCGATTGCTTTCATATATCCACCTAATAGGATTCCTGCCACTAAATCGTAATCAGTTGCCTGCTTGATAGTCACTTAGTATAGAGATAGTAAATGCGTACATAAGGCTATAGGACACCTTAATTTTTTTATAAAAAAACATAATAATAATAAATTATATGTTTATCACTAGAAAAAATTTTGTTTCTTAGTTTCCTACATATTCTTAAAGTTCTAAGGGGTGTCAAAATAGGCACGAATGCAGGGGGGTAAAAGCGGTAATACTTTAGCTAAAATTAATTTTTTTATTTTTTGGATTTGAAAAAATAGGCATACGCCTAAACTAGGCGTGGTATTATGCCTATTGAGGCTAATTAACTGTACTTAATTATACTTTAAATTTTCTAGCCAAAAATGGCGGCCTATATAGGAAGGTATGGGCGGGGGTTTAGATCATGTGCTTCCTTATGACACGTCTTGCATAGCAGCATACCATTAGTAGGAATAAGAGATAACTCAGGGTAGAACCCCTTGAACAGTAAATGATGTGCGTTTAATCCATCTTTGGAATAACATACCTGACAATACTTTTGTTTGTGAATGAGTTTAGACCAACTCATCAAGGCACATTTGTATGCCTTAACTGAAATTTTGTACTTCATTGCTAGTTTTTTTAAGTATTTTAAATCACATACAAATTTCTTTTCAGGATTATTTTGATACCATTTCTTACTGTATTCTCTATAATGTTCTTTATTATTTTGACGGTATTTCTTATCACGTTCTCTAACCCATTCTTTATTATTTTGATACCATTTCTTACTGTGTTCTCTAACCCATTCTTTATTATTTTGACGCCATTTCTTACTGTATTCTCTAATACTTTCTTTATTATTTTGATAATGTTTCTTTTTATTCTCTCTAATACTTTCTTTATTATTTTGACGGTATTTCTTATCACGTTCTCTAACCCATTCTTTATTATTTTGACGGTATTTCTTATCACGTTCTCTAACCCATTCTTTATTATTTTGATACCATTTCTTACTGTGTTCTCTCATCCTTTCTTTATTATTTTGATACCATTTCTTACTGTGTTCTCTCATCCTTTCTTTATTATTTTGATAGCGTTTCTTACTGTATTCTTTATTATTTTGACGCCATTTCTTATAATATTCTAATTTTCTATAACGCTTAACGTGTTCGTAAAACAACTGCATGGATAAACTACTAATTCAATACTAAGTTTATTTGCATTACCAATTCTTCTCTAAGAAATCTTTCAAGTCCTTAAATGATAATACTACTGGATCTGATTTCTTTTTGTACCTGCCACCAAAGCAATCATTACAGATGCGTTGGCCGCTTTGAGGATCTACAAAAGTAGGTTTTACTTCCAAACAAAAGTAACAAATCTTATACATGTCGCCAAGCCTTTTTTTTATTCTTATCCTTGTAAACGATAATTGCAGTTCCCTCATACTTGCATGCAGATAACCTTTCACGTTCTGCAGGGGGGACATACCCGTTAGTCTTACATTGAATTAATAGCGTGCCTTGCGGGTAATCCCTTAATGTATTAATTTGTGGTGGAACTGCGATAACATCAAACACACCCTTAGAGCCATACGATCTAATACAGTAATATCCATGCTTGCGTAAAAATGACATAGTGGAATACTCAAAATTTCTTCCGATTATGTAATTTGATGGCATGGCTTAACATGGGTGTAACAGTTTTGACAAAGATAGTAACATAATTGACTTGCTTTTTTGTTGCAACAAACGCACCTTAATTCCATTTTAGGGATTTCTTGAATGATTCATCATAGAAAGATAAATCGCTATGCTGCTTTAGGTGATCTGAAATATCATCCAGATGCTTGTTACATCTATCACAGAATCCTGCTTTACCCAATTAGTTCCACCTCAAATTTTTCTTTACAGAGTTTGAATAATAAGAATCGCCTAGATTCTCAATGTTGTGATTTTTCTTATTGCATTTATTACACATAACACTTAGCAAACACTTAGCATATTTAAATAATTAATCAAAGTTAAATGGATCAATCTTTTTAGAATTAGATTTTTTAAAATTTGAAAAGTGTTGTTCCGCATCTTTGATATTTGTAAATCCATCCGATTCTCCAGTTTTAGTCAAGACTACAAATTTAGATCTATGTTTTGTAATTACTGGATATACTCCTACTGCATCTGCATCTTTAATACTTGGATATTTCTTTGGCATAACACTTAGCAAACACTTAGCATATTTAAGGATAAACACCAATAAGGATTTTAACCAAATATTCCGCACCAAGTATAGCAAAAAAGAATATCGTTGTAAGGCCTGCTAGTCTAAGGAGTTTGAATCGTAGTTTGTGTTTTTTCTCCTTTTCATCCCATCTATTTGCAAAGCCCACATACTTAGTAAATAATTAGCAGTATAAAAAATAGGGGCTGAACACAACTAAAGCCCCTATTCCTAATCAGTTATGATTAGCGTAATCCTCTATTACATAGAGTTCTTCTAGTATTTTTTCCCTTTGATTTATGAATGATTCCACTTCTCGCATCAGGCTAGGTGCATCCCACTTTGCCGCAATAATGTTTTTCATCCTGCTGCAAACATCCGTATCAACATCCCCAAGTTCCAAGAGAAGTGCTTCCTCTTGGCGTTGTTTCTTTTTTTCTTCGGGTGTCATGCTATTGCAATCCTCTGTAGTTCGTGTTGGCATTTACCGTTGTTTCCACTTTTTCCTTTTGAGAAATTACAGTTCATGCAAAGCAGTTGGAATATTGGGGGATAGTTATTTCTAATAGACCAATCAACTAAACTTGTGTTAGTACCCATTTTCTTTCTATGCTGACTACCATTGTTGTATATGTGATCAAGGCTTAGAAAATCAATTTCCTTTTCCCCGCAACATGCACATTGAATTATCCCATTTCCGTAATGCAAATAGGTTTCTTTCTTTCTTTTAACTACCCTTTGTATTATCTTCTCAGGGTTTTTTGCTTTCCATTCTCTAGATTTAAGCACTCTTTTCTCTCTATGTTTTTGATAACTTTTTCTATTGATTTCTTTATATTTTTCTTTATTTGCTATGATTCTTGCCTTTTGCAGTCTGTTTATTTCGTCTTTATGTTCTTCATTATACTTTCTCTTCTGCTCTTTGATTTTCTCTCTATTCTCTTCTCGCCATTTTGCTTGTTGTGCGTTTAGTTTCTCTTTGTTTTTTTTCCTATATTCTTTTGACTTTAACGCAATTTTGTCTTTATGTTCTTCACGATACTTTCTCTTTTGTTCTTTGTTTTTCTCTTTATTTGTTTCATTATACTTTCTCTTTTGTTCTTTAATTTTCTCTTTATTTGTTTCATTATACTTTCTCTTCTGTTCTTTGTTTTTCTCATAGTACTTTCGAGATGCTTCTTTTTTTCTCTCTCGTTTTTCTTCGGGTGTCATTATGCTGCAGCCCTCACTTTATAGATGGGATTCAATCTATGAACTTCTTTATGATGAACCTTGCACAATGGGATGCCATTATTTTCATTCAAAGAAAGTTCTGGAAAGTATGTTTTGAACAATATATGATGGGTGTTTAATCCGTCATTTGATCCACATATACCACACTTAGCCCCATGTTTTTTCTTTACAGTTTTACCCCATGCTAATAACGCCCAAGCATATTCATCCCATTTTAGATTAAAGGGTTTTCCAAACTTTGTAAGGGATTTTTTTGTAGATGCTAATTTTACTTCGGGGTTTCTTTCATTGTATGCTTTAGCATAAGCCACCCTTTCGACCATGTGAATTTTAGAGTATTCCCTTTTTTGTTTAAGGATTCTTTCTCTATTACTCCAATGCCATTCTTTTTTCCCCTGCAATAGTTTATCTCTATTTTTTTCCTTGTACTTTCTTACTTGTTCTTTGTATTTTGTAGTATGTTTTACTTTGTTGTGGTATGCTGCTTTTCTTGCTTTTAGTTTCTCTTTGTTCTTTTCCCTGTATTCTTTTTTATTCAAGTATATGGCATGTTTGTTTTTTTCTCTATACTGTTTATGATATTCTCTTTTTTGTTCTGGAGTCAATTCAACAACCTCTCAATTTCTGCAGTTAGGGCTTCTACAATTATGACGTATTGTAGGGCGGTCATTTTAACACGCCTTCACAATAAACGCATGTTCCTAGTTCATCAACTAATAAAATTTGTTCAAGTTCTTTATGGCACTTTTCACAAATGAAATTGTATGAAGTCATTTTTCAACATCCCACTTTGAGCCATGTGAAAAAATGTCCTCGCATGTTTGGCCATTTTTACAAATCGGGCATAGGTCTTTAGTCATTAGTTCATTACCTCATCATGGTTTGTAACATCCATGTTATGGCCTTGTGCCTTCAAGTTGGAAGCCCAAGTTTTTGAAAAGGATTTTAGATCTTGTACCCCTCTCTTTTTCAAAAAGAGTTTTCCATCCTCAATTTTTGAAAATATTTGCTCAATTCCTACATAGTCATTTCTAAAATATACTGGAACTTCTTGGCCGTATGCCAATAAGAAAACCATTTCAGGATCTCTCATGGCATCCCCGTTTTGCTCGCCATAGTGGCAAACTGAAACATTAAGGAAATCGCCTTCCATCCAAGTCTCTACAGTTAGTGGCATAAATCCCTCTGATTTTAGGACATATGCCAAGTGTTCAGTTGCGGTAAAGTCAACGCCTTGCTTTTGTAAAAATGCAAACATTGGGCTTTTTCTTCCGTCAAATTTTTCAATTTGTGTTGTGTTCATACTAAGTAATATTAGTACAACTACTTAAGTATAGTGTTCAAGCGTGTTCATACCCATTCAGGCAAACAGTATATATACAAACGTGTGCAACTGAATAGTTATGAAATCAAATCAAATAGTTTCAAAAATAGTAAAACAAGCAGAAAGGCGACTTATAGAAATCCCTGCAGATCAGAAAGCAAATTTTGAAAAACTTGTAGGTAAATCAATCAAGGTTACAATAGAAGAAATTTAACAAAGGCCTAAACAATTTATTTTAATTTCTTTTAACCATGATTCAAATTGATACCATGCTGAATCTGCTCTGTTTAGGGGGGTGTATTGCTGAACAATATATCCAGAGGGTAAAATCTCCGCATCACATCCAGTTTTTGCAAGTTGTACCGCATAGGCTACGGATTCATAATCAGGTGCAGTAATTATCATGTCGCATGAATCTGAAATTTTAATATTTTTGTAAATTGGAATTGTACCGTTTACAAATGAATTAACATGTGATCCAAATAATGAATAGGTGATAAACTCATTTGATTGAATTTCAATTATAGTTGAACGCTGCATAAACTCAGCACTTGGATCAACTGCAATAATTTGTTGGCCTGCCATCATTGAATCATAATATTTCCAATGATCCTTAATTGGGGCTTTCTCTCTTTTCACATCAAAATCAGTTGGAATGAATCCGCCTGAAATGTTCGGTATTGTATTATCATACACATCTACAACCTGCGAATATGTAGGACAATTACTTGACATATTGGCATTGATTAACTGTTGGCATGTCTTGGATAGTGTTATGGAAATCCAATTACTAGGGGCTCGAAGTTTTACCTTTTCTAATTTCTCTAAGGATTCCGTTTTGATTTGAAATTCTGTATTGACATCAGATAGTTTAACGTATAATTCCTTTCTGTCTTTGAGCAGCAAATCAAGTGCATCTATTGAATAATTGTAAACGTTTTTGGATTCATCATAATGACTTATCAACGCTTCATAGTGGTTTCCAGTTGTTGGCGTGTCTCGTAACTCCTTTTTTAATTTCTTGTATTCTGTGAATTTCTCAAAAATATCTTGATTCTTTTCCTCAATGGTTATATCGATTTCATTGATTTGATCCTCGATTTCAATAATCCTTTTCTCTAACAAAGTTATTTCATCCTCTAGGAAATTCTTATCCTCTCTTAATGTGGTTGGAGTTAGTAATAATACAACTAACAGTAATGCAGGGTTCACTTAGTAGATAATTAGTATTTCAGTATATAGGGTTTAAGATTCTATTGTTTGCACGTTCTATGATTACCATGAGTTTTACAAAATGAGCCATGACCATGATAACTATGTGATTTTTTAGTATGTGTTTTTTTGCCTTCATGTGCAATTCTTCTTCTAACTATTTTATGAGGTTTAGTTGATCCGCCTGCCTTTTTCTTTGGTGCTGCTTTTCGTTTAGGTGCTTTTCGTTTAGGTGCTTTTCGTTTAGGTGCTTTTCGTTTTGCGGCTTTTCGTGGCATTATACTAAGTGAATACTATTAGCGTATTTAAAAAATTAAATGAATATTTGTTGTATTGGTGATACTGAATAACCGTTTGCTCTATAGCTGCCTGCTGCTATTTCTGCATCCTCTAATTTTTTAATTGGTGGTAATGTTTTGGATTCCCCTTCTTTTGTAACGGTTAATAAATAAAATGCAGTTCCTTTTTTCTTGATCTTGGCCTTTAGTTTGTCTAGTTTACTGGCTTTATAGACTTTAGATTTTTGATGGCCTGTAGCATCATCATATATTTCATTATTTTTGTAATACCTTTCTGCAGCTTGTGTTGTACGGGCTTGGATTTCCGCCTTTTCCTTTTCTGCTGCAATATTTTTCTCAAAGTCTTTTGGGATTCCCGCCTTTTTTCTTAGGCCTTCTTCATATCGTTTATTTTTAAATGCTGCAATTTTCTCTGAAAGGGTGGGTACTTTTGGTGCAACTGCTGAACCTTTAGCGGGTTTTATTCCGTATTTTAGTTTTAATTTGTTTTCTGTTGCCTGCTGCTTTAAGTGATCTTCAAACTTTTGTTTATGGGAAATTTTTCTAGTTGGCATCTTTGGTGCTTTAGGCAATTTCATTTTCTTATTAGTAGATCCGAACATGCCGCCAAGTCCTATCATTCCAAAATCGTTTTTAGTTGAAGTTACTTGTGGCTCTTTGTTTGTGGTACTGCCAACACCTAAAGGAGTAAACCCGAAATCATTACCTAGAGAAAATTTATTGCCTTGTTTTGCTTTTTCTTTTTTCTTTTTTTGGGGCTTGTTGAACCCAAAATCAAAGTTGACGTTGCCAATGCCAAAATCATCCCTGTTGCTCAATCTCTTTTTCCTTCTTCTTTTGTGTCTTAATCTTGTAAACTACAAATGCAGTTAATACTGCAGCATTAGCTAATAGGCCAATTTGAATAGTGTCAATTAATGCGGATGCTGCACAAACTTCGGCCATTATACTAATCTGCTACTAAGCGTATAAAAAGAATTAATTCCAATTCTTTCTTTTCTTTTGGCGTATGTATTGCTCTATAAATAACTCAAAGAAGGTAACTGCAAAATATGACATGGCAAGAAAGAAAAATAATATAAGTCCATGTAGCAAGTCCTCTACAGTTAGATCAAGAGGTTTCTCTAGTGTTTCAGGCGGTAAATTATAGAAAAAGGAAATAACCCCTACTGTAATTAATGCCATTAATACAATGCCGCAAATGCCAAAAGCCAAAAAGAAATGGCTTTTTTTGTCAGGCTTTGATTGATTCATGTAGTGAGTGCAGGGGCATTTATCACATGCACCAATATTCCAAAATATGGATTCTTTATGATGAATCTTTTCATGTGCACATTTACAATTAGTCATTTGAATAAAACCCCGAATACTTCAAAGCATTAACTAGTTCTTTTTTGGAATGGCTCTCCAAATGCTCTTTGTGTCTAATTCGTATATCAAATTCATCCTTACAAATAAGGCATCTAAATTTGAACTTCAAAATCTCCACTCCAATAAGAAAATAGAAATCACAGTAAATAGGCCAACAAGAAAACCAAAGTTCCATTTACTAATTCTTACTTTATTCTTAAACACCAAGCCACCTGTCTTATCCCGTCTTAGAAAAGGAACTTTTTGTTTTGCAGCGATTTTCTTGGCTTCCTTTCGGGCTTCGTTTTTCTTATGGCTAGTCAATGTTTCTTGTTTCTCCTTGCGGTGCATAGCATTTTTTTACAATCTGAACAATAGATGGGGTGAATAAAATCAGGTTCTCGCCAAGTCCATGTTTCACAACGCCTGCAATACTTTGAATTGGAATAGTTTTGAGGATTCAAGACAACACCTCTAATTGTTTTTTGTAATATGTGAGTAAGATTTTTCGATCCTTCAAAGAACGCTTTAAAATAATTTCACGAATTTCTTTATCTAACACATTCTCACCTCATACATTTTATGCAATTCTAAATGCTGCTGCTCTGTTAGAGAATCGTGAGGGGTAACTCCTGCAGATTCTTCACCCATCATGTAATTTTTCAATTCAGTACAAGAGTAAAACACATAGAAATCTAATGTGCTATAATATGCAACTCCAACAAGTGATGCACCAAGTACAATAATCATTATTGTTTTTGTTTGCATCAGTATCTAATCCTCTGGATTTTCTTTCTATAGATTGAATTTTTTGGAACTGTTGAAATTAATCGGTTACACCCCCCACCTTTCAAGGCCACATCTATTCCTTCTACATTTTTACCAATGCAGCGTTTTTGTGGTTTGTAAAACCATTCCTTGCAAGTTTTACAATAGTTTTGTAAATCGTATTTACCCATCATTATCTTCTCCTTTCTTTTTCAAGGCCAAATAGTACAACCTTCTAAGACACAATTTTCAAACTCTCCTTGTAACACTTGTAACACCATTGTTTTTCATCCCATGACTTGCTAGTTGGATGCGGGCAACAATGCTCACATTTTTTACAACGCATGATAAAAATTTCCTTTTATTTTTGGAACAAATGAAAAGGTAGAAACAAATTCTAAATTCTTTTTTAATGCTTCTCTTGCATCAAGCCATTTGTCAATGTCTATGGTGCATTTACATTTTACACATTTGAAAATATTGGACTTGTTTCTAGTTTCCAATTTATCATGCTTGCACTTTTTACGAATCAAGTTTACGGATCTCCTTTAGTGAAAAGTACATCCCTGAATCCAAATATTGGTTTATAATTCCATAGTGAAATGATGCAGTTTGTACTTGGCCTATTGGTTTGATATTACTTCGTGCTGTACCCTGATGATAGCACTTGCTACATTCTAAATATTCCCAACATTCACTTGTAGGGTTTGCGGTACTTTTCTTATTACATAGTTTACAAAAAAGGTAGGAATTAGACATTAGTCTAAAGTTCCTTTGGATTTGTGGAGTTGCTCGAATCTTATTCTATCTGGATAAACTGCTGCGTTCATGCCATCACCCCCGCCTGAAACCGTTATTGGCACTACTTTTCCAAGCCAAGTTTTTTCATCAGTAGTTAGTGTATCAACTACAATGTTTCTACTTGTTTTGTTCATAGTCCATAATACTTCGGTTTCTGCTTCATCATTGGCTACTACCATGACCTCAACGAGTTTTTTCAGAACTTTTTCTTTGGTCTTGTTATCTTCGAACTCTTTCTCAACTTCTTCGGCTATGGAATTAATTCTGACTTCTGTAACTTTGTTGGAATTAACAAAGGCTACATTCAGATATTTTCCTGTGCCACTTTCTTGTTTTTCAATCATTTTTTTTCTTTCACCCCCTAAGCGTAATTGATCCATAATTTCAGAATCCTTAATGCCCTGCTCACATACCGCACATGTACAGTTTGAAAACTGGCAATCGTAATGTTGTTGATCTCTGCAAGCTAGGCAGGAATGGCCTATTTTCGTCATCATGCCACAACCCCCCAAACTATGGCATACCTTCCAGAAGGGTTTTCTTTTTTGTACATTTTTTTTACTTTTCCATTTCTGAAAAGTTTGTTTCTCCTTCCAGTTATTCTATTAATTGTCCATCCTAATCTATCACATAATTCTAAATCAGTTGCAACACCTTTTTCTAATTCATTGTAAACAATTTGTTCATCAGTAATTCTATCAATGGTGTCATAAGCTGCAGCAGAAGTTTCTTGAATCATAATGGCTCGTACCTCTTGCGAAATATTTCACCGCACTTGATGCACCCTACAAATTCATCAAAAGCATAATGTTTCTTGTTTCCATAACTATCATGGTATTGTGAAGAAACTGAAAATACTGCATGATTGCACTCTGTCAAATTTCTTCAATCTCCTTTTGGGAATTTTTCCACAAATCTGGATTGCCTTCTATGCCATTGGTGTAACATGGGTTACACAAATATGCAAATTCTGCACCTTGTATTAATTCAAATTCCTGTGGTACTTCGTATGTAATTTTTACAGATTCTTTTTTATCTAAAACTAGAATTTGTTTGCAGGCAGCACAATTCATTCTTGAGCCACCTCATCTTCTTCTACGGGTGAATCAGATTCAATTACTTCTTCATCCTCTACAACTTCTTCTTTTAGATCTGGGCGATAAGTAAATTCATCATTTTCATATTTCATATTGATGCCCATTTTCCACAAATACCATGCCTTGAAACCCTCAAAGGATCTAGAACTCATGTCCACAAGTTCCATTAATTCAAATTTGTGTGCCTTAAGATCAGGTTTTGTTTTTAAATACTGTGTCCAAATTGAAGCATTACGCCTATTTTTTACAGTAGTCATTTTTCAAGTTCCCTTGTCTTAAGTGCCTGATCAATCATAATTTCAATAGATTTTGTTTTAGATCGTTTATCCTGATTTGCTATTAATCCTAATTTTTCTAAATATTCTTGTGTAATGTTTACAGTAGTTATTGTCATGTAATTACATGTTATTCCCATGTTAATAGTGTTTACACGTTAAAACATGTGGTCAACGGGTTAATAATACTTAATACATGTATTATACATTATATTATATGACAAGAAGTCCAACAATAGAGATCCAACAAGAAACCTATGATCGACTAAATGAAAAAGCACAAGAAAAACAAACAACTTTGAAGGGATTTGTTAATGAATTATTATTATTGAATTTAGAAAAAGATGAATTTTTAAGTAAATATGCACCAATGATTCAATATATTGGAATTACAGATAATAAAATAACATTAAGGGATTCAAAGAAAAATCAATTAACAGATGTTTTTAAGAAAAATAATTCATTATACTGCACATTAGATGATTCAACTGATTGTATTCATATTCATTATGTTCTAGCCCTTCCCGAACTAGGAAAAATATAATTTACATATACTATTCATTATGTACACACCACACCACACATCCACAACACCACACATGACAAACATTTTTGAAATATAATAATAATTTTTTGAAAAAAATTTTTTTTATTGATACCCTGTGGTGGTGTGTGGTGGTGTAGTGTGTGTGTTAAACTAACCCTTGTTTCTTTAATCGTTCCATAACATTTCTATATTTTTTCATTTCTCTTTGAATATCCTCAATTTTCTTGTTTTCAATTTCTAATTTCTTGACTTTTTGAATATTTTTGGGATTCTCAAAGATGGTTAATCGTGGCTCTAACTTTAGATATTTCTCTATTCTAACTGCTTTTTCAAGTCTAAAGTATTGACCTAGATATGCGGTGTGCCCCGTCATGGCATGGGCATACCCATCTCCGTTTTCAAGTGAAGCCCATGTAAAGAAAAAGGATCTAAAATTATGAATCGTTTTAGTATTTCGGCCTGTAAGGTATTTTTTATTAAACCCTATTCTTTTTCTAAGATTTCCAAAATATTTCATCTCAGCAACCCCCCAACAGTATTGCTGTATCTTTTCTTTTACATTATATGGTAGAGTACGATTATGGAAAACAAAATCTTCATCCTTTTTGTCTTTGGTAATTTTTTTAATTGCTGCAAGTGCTTCTGATGAAAAATAACCCTCATGTTCTTGGCCTGCTTTTGTGTTTCCTGCACGAATCTTAAAACTAACTGGACTTGAATCCCAATCAACATCCATCATTCTAAGGTATAGTAGTTCTGAAATTCTTTTTCCAGATGATGCCAATGTTAAGTATAGAGCCTTTCTTTTTTGATCAGCGTTGGAAATTATTTCTTGAATTTCTGAGAGTGCCAAAGGTTCTAAGTTTTCTTTTAATTTTTTTGGAAAAGAAACTTCTGATTTCAATCTCTTTTCTTCCAAGTAAACGCCTTGTGAACGCCACCAATCTTTAATCCAATTAAAATAATTTTTTGCAGTTGCAGGATCTAAGGTTTGGCACATGTGATTAACTAATCTGTTTGCGAACGTGTAGTTTTTAGCACCCCTGAATGGATCTTCTTTTCGCATTTCATCTAAAAGTAATTCTTCATTTTCATTTTTAATAAATTTGTAATATGATTTTAGTGCAGATTTTGCTAAATTTCCAGTATTCAAATTATTGGCATATTTTCTTTTCAACCATTCTTCAAATGTAACATAATTGTCTAGCATTGTCATGCTTATCTATACTTAGCAGTTGCTTATTAATTATACTAAACAAGGTAAGTAATCCTTGAAAACTAGCCCCTAGAGGCTAATTAATTATAATACCTATAATAGACACTATATTATATAATATTCATGCCTGAAAACGCTTTTACAAATCTTTCAATCGCATGGGATGTTTCAGATCAGTTAAAACGAGAATACAAAAAGGCAGCACCTAAAGACACTACCTTCACTAGATGGGTATCAAATACGCTAAGTCTAGCCATTGAGAAGCATAAATTTATTTCAACTCTATACCCTCATTTTGAAATTATTGGCAGATTGCAAGAAATTGTAATGATTAAAAACACAAAAAATAATGAAAACATTACTCTAAAGTTTGGCAAAAAACCAAACTGCAGCAAACATGGTGATAATATTACCTGTGAATGTATGGCATTTGCCTTTTTCTCAGGATTTAAAAATCAAAATTAAATTCAAAAACATCATCAAATGCTTTGCGTTTAGTTACTTTTCTTTTTGATTTTGCAACTTTGTCAATATTATCAAGTTCTGTAAATACACCGCCATAACTATCTGACTTTCTACCAAATCCATAAAACCCGATCTTATCAGTTCGTACATCCCATGCGGTGAACTTGCGTTTGCTTTGTGGTTTTCCTTTATACCCTATACCACCGCCCCCACTTCGGCCGCTAAAGTTTGGCCATCCAAAAGGTAATACAAATCCTCTTACACCTTTTGGCGGTTTTCCCATTATTAGATCAGGGGTTTTCTTTATTGGTAAATTATCTGCAAATCGTATAGGAAGGCCATCAGGTGTTTTCACCTTCTTTATTGGAAGTGTACTTTTTGGTTTTACTGGCAAATTCTTTGTTCTTATGATAGGTAAATCATCCACAATTTTTGCAATATTCTTAAAGACAGTTGGCACTTTTGTGCTTGGTACATTTTTTAATTTTGTATTGATAACATCATCATACAGTTTTAATTCAGAAGGTGTAGGATCTTTTGGTAATTTCTTGGCTTCTGGACTTTTTAATATCTTTAACAATTCAGTTTGTTTTGCCTGTGAAGGGTTTGTAATTCCTTGTTGTTTTAAATTCCATTGTTTTTTTGCTGCTGCAATTTCTGATGCTGTAAACTTTGGTGCAGTTGGTGTTTGTACTGCAGATTTTACAGTATTTTTTCCAAATATGTTTACAAGTTTTGTAATTCCTTTTTGTGCAAGACGTGCCCCGCCTGCTATTGGGTACATAGCCCCTTCAAATACTGTAGTTAATCCCGCTTCCTGCCAGTTACGTTCAAAGTTTTTGTCTATCTGTTTTTTCTCAGTTTCATAAGATTGACCTGCAGCACCTTCGGTGTTAGAGCCAAATCCATTCCAATATCCTGCACCTTGTTGTGCAGTTCCAATAGCCGCACCAAATCCAAAGGATTCTGCATTAGTTACGGGAGTGGAATAATAATCCACATACTTTTCATTGGCATATTTTTCAGGCTCTAGAGTTTTTGATGCAAATACTCCTAAATTATTAATTGATGCAATAACATTCCATCCAGTTTTTACCAATGCCCCCGTTACGGGATCATTAACATTCCCAAATTCATCTCTTGGCATGTCTTTTGGCCTAATATCATTTTGTACATATCCAAGCCATCCTTCACTATCTTTCATGTACCCGCCCCATTCCTCAAAGTCTTTTTGATTGTCTTGGTACTGTTCATTTAGTGGAGTGTATAGAGATTCTAATGCCTCACCTTGTGCAGTAATTTCAGCATGCTCTTTTTCATAATATGTCCATTCTGCATCAGTTGTAGGTTGTGGAAGTAAATTAAACGCATCTAGTCTTGTTGTGTATGCAGTATGTTTTTCATCATATTGTGAAGATAATATTTCATAACTTACAGGTTCTTCCTTTGAAGAAGTCTTAGGGGATTGAGTGAATAAACTCAAACCCCCTAAGAATCCTGCAGCATATGGCGGAACGGGTATGGCTTTGGCGGTTTTCTGTGCAGTTGGTACGGAACTGAAATTCCATTCAGATCCAGAGCTCGATTTTAAATTACTGGCTATAATATTACCTTGTGAATTTACTATATTTCCCAATTTTGAATTTTCTGGAAATTTTCCCGTTTCTCTATTTAGTTTGTTATAATTCAAATCCTTTACAGTTCCATCACCTATTCCAAATACTCCAGATGATTCTTTCATTTTTCCAGTTCTGTTATCAAAAATAGCATTGTAAGTTCCAACGTTTGGGTTTTGAGAAAGAGCTGCACTTCTTATCTTCATAGCTTGTGAGGCATTTGGTGCGGATCTAATAGCGTTAAATAATTCTCGTTGTTGTGCATTAATTTCTCTTTGAGCCCTTTGTCTATCAATAATGTTTTCAATTTGGGTTTTCTCTTTTGCACTAACTGGCTTATCATCCCTTGAAAATTGCATTATGTTTCCTGCAGGGGGTGTATATCCTTCCTTAACTACAGGTGCTAATGTTATGTCAGTTTTTGTAGATCCCGTTAATTTATTCTGATAAGTTGCGGGGTTACTTGTTACGTTGCCCCAATGCTCTCTATCTTCTTGTAGATAACCTGCAACTTGTGCCCTTGCTTGTGCGGATCTTTGTTGACTTTGTTTTAATTCTTCTTTTTTATATGCAGCATCAGCTATCCCTACTCTTTTATGATATTCTCCTTTTGAAATTTTACCATATAACAAATCATTTCGTGCAAACACTTTTTGGACTTGTCTTGCAGAATTATGATCGAGACTTCTATACCCCCTGCCAAATCCTTGTGCCTCATCTTTCAATGCCTGATGAGCAGGATATGATAAAACACCAATATTAGCAAACTCAAATCCATCTGCAGTTAGATGGGCATATCTAATGTTTTTTTCAGCTTCGGCTTTTACAGTTTCCGCTTTTTTATTGTGATTATTGTATAGGGAATTATCAAACCCATGTCCTGCGTATGATTGTTTATACTTGTGAGGATTTTCATTAACTGATTTATCATATTGTGTTTGAATTACGTTAAACTCTGCAGCACGTTTTGCTGCTTGTGTTTCTGTTGCTTGTTTTGATTGTAATGCAGCATTAGCAGCAGCGGCTTGTGATGCTTTGGCGGCATTTTCTGCAGCACTCTTTTGCGACCATTTCAAGTTGTACCCTGCATTAGCTACAGTTGCAGCAGTTTGTGCAGCAGTTGCAGCAGCAGTAGATGCTGCAGTATTTGCCGCAGTTGATTCTGCTTGTTCTTTAGGTAATTGTGTATTTAATTTTGATAAATTCTCTTGTGCTTCTTGTACTATCTTAGCCCAATTACGCTGCATTATAAACTCCTATGAGCTATACCTCGAATATTCCCCATGCGAAATAGACGAGATATAACCATGACTACTAATTACGTTTAGCATATTTATTAAATTACTGAAATACCAATTAGAACAGATTCTTTTTGTACTATCTCAATAAACTCTTTGTACTTGTTTCCATCACTTTCTAAATGAGTTAGTTCGGCATATTCTGCAACATGTTTGATGTTTACTGCAAATACCTTATGCCCCATCTTGATGGGGAAAAATGGCCTGCATGAAGTATCGTTTGGAAACTCATTCCATAGATTAATGATTTCCTCAAATTCACAATAGATCTTTTCAAACTTTTTTAAATCAGATTCGTGATCTTGTTTCTTTGTAATCTTCTTTAAGCAGCATTGACATATTTTATTTTCAACGTATGTAATATGACCGCAAGGATAACAAAAGAGAGTTTTCTTTGTGGTATTTTTGATATTACCTAACTGATGGCGGCAATCGCCTTTGTGATACTGTAAGGTCAACCGTCTTTATTTAACATGGACATTAAACCCCTATCAGGTTTGCCCTTGTTCTCCATACGATATTCTGCCTTTGAAGTTGTTGTGGTTAGTTTATCTAACATCTTTCCGTTTAGACTTGGGAACGCTGCTAGAGAATAATCAAATGCCAATCCCTTTGAGGATAATCTTTTTCTTAATCGTCTATCAATGTGTCTTGCTCTATGGTGGTATTGTTCCACATCTCTAACCAATAAAATAGCACCCACATCAGGAAAAATACTTGTCTTATACCCTAACATTCTAGGATCAATATTGCCTTCTGAATCCCCAGCTCCACGCTTTACAATATCTTCTAATGACGACATGGTTAAACCTACTAATTAGATTTAGTATATAGATTTAGTGTAATATCATTGTGGATAGTGAATCCTTTGCTGAATTAATTGGAAAAGCATTATTCCCATAGCAATAGCTGCCAACATTAATCCTATTCTGTATGCTTCTGGACTCAATCCAGTTATTGCCCCTGCTGCAACAAGGCCAACAATTCCAACAAGTGCGGTGTTTTGTACTCTAATCCATAGAACGGAAATCAAGATACCCCATAATATTGCAATAGTCAGATCTCCAAAGATAGGATCATAGGCCTTGAGCATAGCACCAAATGGATCATCTAACATTCCACAAAGCGGATCAACCCCGTCAGTTTTTTCAAAACAATAGTCGCCTGCAGCAAAAGCAGTTGGAACGGATATACATAACATGACAATAACGCCTAATGCTGCAAGTAACATTACTAAGTATCTACTAAGCACCCGTAATTAAAGAATTAATCTGCTTTAACCCATAATTGAGGAACTTTTGAAGTGGAATTATCAATTTGCTTCACTACTACAGTTTCTTCAATAGATTCAATGGGTTCAGGTTGTAATGTTCCAACTATCTCTGTGGCTTCTTCTACTACTGTATCAACTACAGTTGGTGTTGTTACAACATCAGCAACAACAGGTGCAGCAGCTACAGGTGCATCTTTGGCCAAGAAGGGCAGGAACGTTCCCAAATCACTTCCTGCCAATATCATAACTGCTATTGCACCGCCAATTAGAACTGCAAAGATAACTGCAGCACTTGCGAAATTCTTAACTTCTGGACTACCCATTTTACGAATCTTATCGGCATACCTTTCTGCTGCATCTAATAGAGTGTCAACATCAGCAGGGTTGTAAGTGTGGTAATCTTCTAAGAATCTTTGTGCATCCATTGATATGGCTTCTTGGATTTCTATTTTTTCCAAGTTTCTTAACTTTTCAACTAATTCAACAAAAGAAACATCCCCTGATTCAATTTGATCAGAGAGTAAATCGGCATCTGATTTCTCTATCAGGTTTGCCCTAACTAAAGATTCAACTAAGACCAATCCTTGTTCTTCATCAGGTAGCTGTACCTCGTCTAGTTGTTTTGAAACATCATCAATTTTTGTATTGATCTTTTCTTGTTTGCGAACAAAAATATCCTTTAATCTTTCAATGGCTTCTTTTGGCTCATATCTGCCAATTAGTTTTCTTAACTCAGAGCCATGTCTAACATCTTTTCTTTTAATCTTAACTAACTTGTTTTTGTAAGCAAAATCATCTAGTGCTTTCATTACTCTAGGATCTACAGGTTTTGCGGAACGTGTGTCATAAAAGTAAACTACGGTTTTACCATATCTAATTCCCTTTTGAGGATCAACCTCAAAGACACCTTGATTTTTAATTAAAAAGAATTTGGTGTGAACTATCTTTACATAATGAATTTGTAAACCTACAGGGGTAAACATCATAACTACCGCCTTTCGTGAATTACCCATTTGCCTACTAGGAAAATGAAATGCTAACATGGTTAGTATTTACTTAGTAGGTTAGTATATAGAGTTTACAGGAATTTCTTTCCTATCATTACACCCAATGCACCCATGATTAACATAAGTCCAAAGATGCCTTCATCAATAATGAAGAATCCTAATCCCATGAGTATTCCAACTGCTGCCAATAATATTATGATAAACGTTGGTGCGGTTCTTCCAGTTGCTTGGCCTGCAATTAACAACACAAAGATTACAATCATTGGTGCACCCAAGATAGAATAGGAAGTTTCTGCACCCGTAACTGGATCAACTGTAGTTGTACCAAGTGCTGCATCAAGTCCTGATAATCCAGATAACAAGGCGTTACTTCCTAGTGCTTCTGATTGTGCTGCAAACTGCAAATCATTATCACTCCAACAATAAACATAGATGTTATTTCCTTTTGCAACATTTACAGTAGCATCATAAATATTTACATTATTTTGAGTTGTGTATGCTAAACCACTTGGTAAATTATTTAGATCTCTTATTTGGCCTGCGGTGCTTGGTGTCATAAAGGTACAAGAGCCATTAAATGGGAATGTATCTTTAGCCCACTTTAATTCAATTTCATCAGCAGCAGAATCAGTTGGGTGTGGGGTTCTTGCAATAGTATAAGCAATAGTTCCGCCCCCTTCTGCAGCACCCACCCTGCTAACTGTAGCACCTGTAACTAGTAGAGAATTGGAATTATACGTTGTAGTATCTCCATTACTTGCAGTAGCTGCAATTAACAAGCCATGTTGAATTGCATCAGGTAGTGTAATGGCATAAGTTCCTGTAAGGCTTGGATTGTTAATCGTACTAACTATAGCCCCATCCAAAACAAATTCTATCTTATCAAGTGTAGGAGTTGGATTTCCTGCAACTGTAATTGTATTATCTATAATCACAACATCACCCCATGAGTTGTTTAGTGTAATTGTATTTGTTCCAGTTGGCGGGGTGTTTGTAGTTACTGTTATAACATTACTCCAAACAGAAGCACCCACATTGTTAATTGCTCTAACCTTAATGTCATAAGCAGTATTTCCAGTTAATCCAGTTTGTGAATCTGCATTAACTAAACCCACATTAGTTGTTACTCCATCAACTGAAATTTCATAAGATATTAGATTAGAATTATTATCATTTGGAATAGTCCATGTAGAATCTATCTGTGAGGAATTAACTGCACCGCTTGTTAGTACAGGTGCATCAGGTACATTAGGTGTTGTAATGGTAGAATAACTGCTTTGTAATCCCTCGCCAACATTATTCAAACTGGAAACTTTGTAATAATATTGGCCTGCAGCACTTACAGTATCAACATAACTGAAAACTGAATTTCCCAATGTAGTTAGTAAAGTGTAAGTTACATCATCAGAACTTTTGTAGATATTATATCCAGTAATGGCAGAACCTTGATCATCAGGACTTGCAGTAAATCCTATTGCAATATCTAACGGATTACTGTTTGGATTAGAAATTGTAGTAGATATGGTTGCAGGTGCATCAGGTACATTAGGTGTTGTAATGTTTGCAGTATTACTATTCCCACTAGTTCCATGTGTTGAAATTGCTTTTACATAATGAGTGTGAGATCCTATTGAAACTGTATCGGTGTAAGAATTAACTAAACCAACTGTATCAATTAATGTGTTATCTCTGTATATTTCAAATCCAGTTAAAGTTCCCGAACCTACATTTGTAGGGCTAGAGTATTGTAAGAAAACATCTAAAGGAGAATTATTTGTATCTTGAATGGTACTAGTTAATCCCGTTGGTGGATTAGGTGGCGTTCCTGCAAGTCCAGATACGAAAGGAGTAAGGAAAGCACTATCACCAATGGCATTGGTACTTTTTACAGAATAATAGTAGACATTTCCACCCACAACCGTTCCATCATCATGTTCTGAAAGGGTAGGTGATGCGATTAGACTTGGTGCGACACCCCTCTCATAGATGGTATCAATTTCTGTGCCAGTGAGGGCATTAGAGTTGATGAAATATTCGTCAAGTGTTCCGTCTAGGGTTGTGGTGTAATCCACTGGAACAATCTCGTTCAAGTCAGAAGTTATAACAGGTTGATAACCGTTTGCAGGAGCTGAAACAGTATGTAAGTAATATTCTGTATTGGTATTACTTGTAGTGAATGTATGTCTTAATACGTTGTTTTGATAAACTTCAATATTTCCTGAACTATTAACTGTCATTTTCCAGTTATCAGAATTACTGTAACCACCACTGTAAAGATAATCAACTGAACCACCTATCATCATATATGCACCGTTATTAGCACTGTTGAAGTATATTCCAAAACCAATATCATTTTGAGCACCCGAACCGTATGAAGAACCTACTGCACTTAATCCAGTCTTTGCAGAATCATCTAATGATTGTGTAAATATTACTGAATCCCCTGTACCAACTGTTCCCATAGAACGACATTCAGATGGACTTGAAGAAGTACCAGTATGTGTTGCAGATGAACCACTTATAGTACAAAGTGTATTACTTGAAGATTCCCAATATACAGTTTCACTACTACTACCCAAACTTGTAGCATCAGTTGCAGTTGTTTTTGAAATTCCATTCTGATAGATAGTCCAAAGGTTTGATGAATCTCTAGTGAATGAATAGTGCTGTGGGGTTACGGTGTTGTCAGTTAATCCAGTTGCAGAAACCATTACACCCCCTGTTTGATAATCATTTGTAATATCCCCAAATCTATAATTTGTTGCAACAAAATAATATGAACCACTTGCAGTATTAGTTGATGTGTACAATGATACACCATTTTTCATATAATTGACTACGCCACTTGATGATACATCAATACTAAATGTATCTGTAATACTCCAACTACCATGTGTCGCCCAATTATTTACACCTGCTCCCCCCTCAACAATTATAATCCCTGAACCATCAGTATACATTGCAAAGTCCATTCCAGAATGGGATGCACCACTTGGAATTGATGTTGCTTTATCAATACCCACCATTTGATTGGTGTTAGGTGATGATGTGCCACCCAAACTATATGGAAAGGAAATACCATTTGAAATTGAAAAAGAATCAATTGTTCTAATCCAGTTATTCCATCCTATTGTGGTATGTGTTGGCGTTACAGTTGCACCGTTAATTGTAAATCCGACTGCACTTGCTGAATCCCATGCTGGTGATACAATGTTGTCAACACTTGCACTGGTCGTTCCGACTGTAAAGGTTACGTCATTGATGTTGAGGAGTTTGGTGTCAGTTGGAGAACCGTTAAGTCCAACCCATCCCCCCACACTAAATGGTGCTGTGCCACTTGGTAGGTTTGCATTGGAATAACTCAAGTTTGGAGAAGCGATAGCGTTGCCGATTGTTCCAGTTGTTGAGGTTGCAGGGGTTGTTTGGGTTACACTCACACCGTTGGTCGAGGAATCTGGGATTATTGTTACAGTTCCAGTTGTAGAACTGACACCGTTGTAGAAATTCCAGTCGTCTATTGTAAGTTCTGTATCACCAGCAGATGCAGTTGTATCCCAGTCAACATTGGCTATCTTGAAATATCTCAAATCACCTGTTGCAGTAATTGTTGATGAAGCAGTACCCTCTAAGGTTGAATAAGTATAGTCAGAATAAACGTTAAGTGTTGCAGTTGAACCATCACGAATTAACTCATACCAATAATCAGTTCCAGTTGTAGGGTAAAATGAGTTAGATACAACATCAACACCACCATAAAATGCACTGTTATCTGCCTTTAACTTTATTCCATTAGTACCTTGTTGAGTTACTTGAAATGATATATGATTTTCAGATGTATTTGATGCAGTTGTTTCATCATTAGTGCCAAATCCAATACCAAACAATGTCGATACACCAGCAGTTGATATATTCATCTTCCATTGTGTTATCCATTTGTTTGAATCGACAAAGTTTGCACCCATATCTCTAGCCACATAGGCGTGAACCCCAGTAGAGTATGGCTGGTCAACATGAAGTACGTCATTTGTAGTGTCCACATAGGTGTAAGCAGTATTCTCACTTGACCATACTGCATTACCAGCAGTTACATCTGCATAACCTGAGAAATCGTCAGTGGTTGGCGTTACAACAACACCACTAAACCCATGCAACAACAATTCATTATCAGTAAATGTAATCTGTGAATCTGAACCTGAATTATCAGGCAATTCAGTTAAAGCAAACTCGTTTAGGGTACGGAAAACCTTGTAGTTAAGAATTGGTGAGCCACCATTTCCACTTGTTGGTACATCATCCCAATCAAGTTCAATCGGGATTCCAGTTACAGTTGATAGATTGGTTGGTGCATCAGGTGCTATTGGGATTGTGTATTCAATTTGTAATTCTATATTTGTAAATCTCAAATGTGAAATATTTGCAGTATTTAGATAATTAATAAATGAAAATCCTAATCCAAACTCATCATCACCAGCTACCGTTGATGCAATATCTGCATCAGCACTTGTACCTAAATCCTGAACTGTATTGGTTTGAGTACCATTACATTCTGAAAATGATGAAACATAACTTGTACCATCTTCGGGATCTGTGTATGCTTCGGTATTAGTATAACCTGAAATTGGGGATTCTTCTATGGAATAAATTTGACAGTTTCGTGGGGTTGTTGATGTTGTAACATCATATTCAATAAATGAATCTGTGACAGTAATAGAATCAGGTAAACTTGATAGATCCCAATATTCGGTAAATCTCGAACATTCCCCACCGTTATTTGTAAGTGCGGGAACATAGATAGTTCGTGCAGTTGGTGAACCTTTTGTGTTTGCACCACCCGCACAAGTATTATCACTTCCGTTCCATGAGGTATTTAATTTTGAACCTGAAATTGTTGAACCTGTGGTTAATGCGAAAGTAGGATCAATTTCCAGATAGCCTACAAACGGTTCACCGTCTAATCCGTTTGCGTAATCAAGATTAACTTTGTAATCCCCATCAAATATTATGTTGACATTTTCTAATGATTTAATTCCAGTTGAAAACTCGTATGATACACTATCAGTAAGTTGTAAAATCTCTGCTTCATTGTCTATGATAAATTGCCTGTCAAAACTTTGTCCGTTTAGTTCTGCTATGTTAATTGTTTGGTCGCCTATGGTTATTGATTCACCTGTATGAACCGTTTGTGAAATCCCTAATTGTTCCGTTCCATCATGTGTCACCTTGAAGGTTTCCTTGAATCCTGAATTAATGTCCAGTCTTAATTCTTGTGTAAATTGTTCCACGACCTGACCAGTTGTGGTAATTGTTTCACCGTTGAAATAACCTGTACCCCCTGTACTGTTTGTAATTAATGTGAATCCAGAAAAGGTCGAGTTACCATAAAATAATTCTGCACTTATTGGAATAAAAACATCTTCTGTAATATCCTCAGTAATTACTTTGGTACTTGTAAGGTACACCCCATCTTCATATGGAACAGTTGATACGGTACATGCCTCATCATTGATAGGAAGGTTTTGCCATTGACCATTGTTAAGATACGTTGCAACTGCTGAAACACTTGGAATGATTTGCTCACCGTCAAAACCGTTTTCATAAATGGAGTAAGAACAAGAGTCCTTGTCATAAATTAAAGAACCAACTGCATTACTATGAAACATTACCTTTTGGTCATTAACTGTAAGGACATAGTTCTGCCATGAACCATCCATTATCCTTTCAGGATGGGATTGCCATTCTGCAACACCTATTGTAAAGTCCTCTGTTAAGTCATAATTTTGTCCTACTGTTGTTTCTATTTCTGCAAATGCAGATGGTATAGCGATAACTAACAGCAGTGATAGAACTGGTATAACCTTGTACATCAGTCTCGCCCTCTAGCACTTGCTACCATTAATACCTTGATAACTAGAATGAATATTCCTATACTTGGAATGAGTGGAATCAAATACTGTGTTGTTTCTTTGGTCTGATTGTACATGTCAATCCATTCCTGTGTCATTGAACCATTAGTCAGGTTGCCTTCCATAACTGTGAACACCGAACCAAGTATCATTGGTGCGATGGTAAACATGACACCGTAAGAAATAATGAATAGTATAACAGAAAATCCTAGAAAGATTAGACTACTCATGCTATCTAAAAATGCGGCACGTTGTTATTAAAGTTATTTAAAAAAGTAAAGAGTATAAATTTTTTAGATTTATAACATCTTGACTACTGTCAAAATTACAACTGCTGCAATCACAATTAATACGATGATTAATAGTGCATAAGCATTTTGTGTTTGCTCATTGTTTGCTTCACATTGGGCTGCCCAACCTGTTTGGACTGCATTTGCGGTTGTGTCGTAATCTGATAGATTAGTACAATCTTGGACAGAGTTGCCTAAGATTTGTGTACCGATTCCGAGTAAAATGGCGATGCCTATAAATGCACCAACTAAAGCCATTATGTTATTTTCGACCATATTGAAATCTTTTCAATGGTTATACTATATAACAATACAGTAAACTCTAGTCGTAAACTTTCTTTAACAACTGTGTTATCCAGTTATGACATTTCTTACATAGGGTTACACCGTTGTCAGGTGCGAGTGCGAGTTCAGGGAATTGTGCTCTAGGTAATATGTGATGGGCTTCAAGTTGTTTGGTTATACCACAGTTGATACATCTTGGAAAAAGATACTTGATAAAGTCACCCCATGATTTTAACTGTATTTTATTATAGAACTTTGAATGTTTTTTATCATATCTTTGTTCAATTCTTAAACGCTTTATTGGATTTGCTTTAGCCCATTCAGAACGATATGTTGGGTTATCTAAATGCCATTGTTTAGAATAAACATTACGGGTATCTTTATTTTTATTATGATAGTTACTATATTCACCGTTGACAGCTCTTTGTTTACCACGAAGTCTTTCTGATTCTATTTGTTCAGGTGTGAGGTTTTGATACCTTTCTCTCATTTTTATCAACAAAGTATCTCTATTTTTTTTATGGTATTTTAAATTATAATTATTTTTTCGTGTTTTATTTTTAGGTCTTTGATTTATTTTATTCCTTTTCACCTTTGCTTCATCAGTATTCTCATAATGATTTTTACATAACCCTTTGGCATAATGTTTTTTATCACATTTAGTACAACTACGCCCCATGTGTTTTATTGGTGCATACTATTATTTAAATCAGTTTCTTGTACGCCAAATAACCATAGTTGCAATCAGTCCAGTAAATGCTACGGCAACCAATGTAACTGCATACACCAAGAAAGTATCTGGGAAGAAAGTATAACTTATTGGAAGGAATAACAACCCAATGAGAATTGGATATAATACATTATGATATTTGATATAAGACATGATGATAAATATTGTAACAAGTATCATTGAGAAATAACCACCAGTGATATATTCAAAAGGCATTAAAGCAAAGTCTAGATAATCTTCATTCGCACCACAGTTATCCCACATCTGTGCACCAGCCGTCATGTTCATAAAGCATGGTTCTAGACTTTCATCACCAATAATTGTTACAGTGTTTTGTGCGTATGCTTCATTAGATACAAAAGATACTGCAAGAACTGCTAGGATGATATACCAATACACAATGTTTCAACCAACATTCTAGTATTAAGGTGATTCGATTAACACTGGTTCAACCTCTATGATTACTGGCTCTATTATTTCTTCAGGTTGTACGGGTACTTCAGGTTCTTCAATCACCACTGGTGGTTCAGCATCAGGCATTATAATTACAGGGTGTGCCTCACGGTGTTCATCAACAACTCCCTGTGCGACTGAGGATAATTTGGTATAATCCACTTCACCTGAATCCACTGCTATTCTAAGACTTTCGCCATCAGGGTACTGTTTCATTATAACATCATCACTAATCTGACCCAGTGATGGCATTGACATGCCACCCATCATAGAGTCCAAGTGACCGCCATCATAAATAACAAATCCAATCACACCAACCAGTCCAATTCCCATGAAGATAGCCAAGAACTTAATCCAAGCCTGTTTGGTTTGAAGTGGGGTGTTTGTAACCTTCTTGTGTTCCATGTCGGTTCGTTGATAACTTGCAACAACCGTACCCATAAATTTCGGGTCTGTTGCTATCAAGTCCTCTTGTATAAACTCAGAAACCTTTCTTAACGGTGTGACAATTTCCTTAACGTCCAAATGGTCTAGATAGTTAATCATGTTTAGTGCCTCTTTTGAGTATCTTGCACTCAATTCATTTTGTGCTTCAACCTTCTCGTACCCCTGTATCTTGTCAATGAGTTCAACCAGCTTGTGTGAAACAAAATCATCACGTTCCTTTGAACCAAGTATCTTGATTATGTTTGCCAGCATGCCATCGACCTTTGGCAGTTTGTTTAGTTCCAGTATAATTTCAAGTTCTTTAGTTTCTGGACTTAATGGAAGATGATGTGATATGTCATATTGTAAAACCCTAAAGGTCTTTACCATTCCTTCTCTGTATTGTAAGATTCTTCTACCGTCAATCTTGAACGCATATACATCACCATCAATATCGGTAATAAAATAATCCCCAATCGTGTGCTTGATAGGAATGAAGTGAACCCTATGAGAAGCATCAGATATAATCGCTGTAATCCATTTCGAAGAAAGTAAGTCCCTACCATGTAATACGCCCATTTGATAATCATATTATAGTTATCTATTTAATATTATCGCCCTATCCCGTAAAGGATAGGGGGAACAGTGAGGGCGACACCATTCATACTCTGATTAAATTAAAGACTTTTTATTCTTTTTCTCTGCCTTTCTAAACGCTGAAAAACTTCCTGTTACACCAAGCTGTCTGTATTTTTTAGATATTTCTTTGTCGGCTTCTCTATATTTTTTGGAGTATTCCCTGTGATATTTCTTTGATTTTCCCACACATAATTGAAAAGCATTATGTTTTTAAGGTTATAGTAATTGTACATAATAGGGCATGATACCACAAAGCGAACCTGAACATAAAGACCTAGTTGATGTACTGGTTCAATCCGTTCAAAGAATAGAACAAGTTCCTCAAGAGGATGGAACCTTTGAAAAGTCATTGGTCATTGACCCAAAGTCATTATACTACAAGACGTTAATTGTAGCCTCACCAAACCTCGCAAGGTTTGTTCTGGAACTGGAAAACTTTCAGAATCTTTCAACCCAATGTTTCAACTTTATGGCATACAATAAAGCTGCCGCACTATCACAACAAATCAAAGAATTAGTTATTGCTTATCAATATTCAATCGATTCCAAATCATCTGAATCAATCAGAGAGAATGGAAGTGCACAAAGCACATTGATAGATAAGATAGCTAGAAATAAGATTGAACGTTCCTACCAAGTCAAGGGGGAAAAGCGTAGGTCATTCCTTGATGCCATGATGGGTAAGGACAAAGAAGATGATATGGATTCTGACTAATGAATTATAATAAACAGTCCGAAGGTAATTGGTGCAAGGTATGCAAAGAAGCAACACACGACTTGGCTGAACACATGGAAAAACATTATGAAACACCTTAAGGACACAAACATGAGTTATCCTCAGCATTTTAAACGAGCCATGTCAATGTCATTAGCATTGTTTGTACATGCGTTTTATCCTAACGCTTTTCCGACATACGCCTCTGACAAGATGCGTGAATGACCACTTGTTTCTGTGTAGGCTTTAATGCTTTACCACAACAAGAACAGTATGAATGAAATGATATGATGGGTGGTTTGGTAAACTTCAATCCATTTCGCCTCTATGTACAATTAGAACATGTTCCAACACTATACCCTCATTGGTATTACTAAAATCACATTTAATACAATGATACCGACTCAATCCCAGTCCTTTTCAAAATGTCGTTTTAAATCTTTAATGTTGGGCTTTTTGTCGTAATAATGTGGCATCCTCTTTCGGTAGTACCTTCTATGGAAACATGACTGACACACCTGTGTGCCTTTGTCGTCCACCAAGTATCTTGCAACTTCCATACAATCATAACATATCTTGTGATTCATGTCAGTGGTTCCCCATTAAATGACACCAGCAGATACAATCATCTTTTGAACAAAATGAGTGTAACACACTTTTACATCGAGTTGATATGAACCCGTCTATGTTACTCATCGCCAACAACCCCTGACAGTTTCTTTCTCAAACGTGTAATCTTTGGAACCAAGTCGTAATGTGCAGCTATTGATTCCAGTGTAATCAGTTTCTTTTCCCTGCACTTGTTGAGATATTTCAAACATGTTATGACATTAGGATTATACACCGTCATGCCCTCAACATACATGTTAAGTTTGACAGCAGCTAACCATGTTCCCTTACCAAACTTTTCCTCAGTTTCCTGACAAAATTTGTCAATGGGTACGTCTGACTCCAGTTCACCTGAAGTCGTGGCTTCAGAGCATTTTGAACAAATAGGGTCTTGCCAGTGTCGAGTGGGCGACACAATGAAACGTAACGAGTTTTCGTTCCAAAACATCACTGGAATGAATGGTTTTCTGTAATCATACTTGAACGGTTTACCGTCCTTTGAAATCTTCATTAGCCAATATTTCTTGGTGATAGCCATGTGCCTATACTTTTTAAAATCCAGAATCTTTTGCTGGTATTTCTTACCAAACATGTTAATCAAATTCTCATTCTCTGATGAATCGACTGTCGTGATGTACTTAAAGTCAGCCGACCTAAGATATTTATCCAGACCCATCGAATAATGGTAATTCATCATTACAATAATTTTAACGTCCCGTCCTTCGTCCAAGTGTCTAATTGTGGTAACTGCTGATTTTACCATCTCTATTTGTTTCTTGTTTGCATTAGCACCCATGAAAGACACATCATCAAAAATCATAATATAATTTACTGGTTCTAATCCAAGCAAAGTATTCTCAAAATCCAATAAATCTTCTTTGTACAAAACTTTAATCTTATATTCCAAATCTGCGTGTTTATGTATGGCATGTGCTATGCTTTGACTCAACGTACTTTTACCTGAGTGCATAGAACCAATTAACCCAATTCTACATACATCAATCTCTGCTGAAAAATTAATGATTTCTCTTATGGTTGCAAGAAATGAATGATTTCTAACCAGTGGAATACCCTTCCATTTTGTAGTTAGTGGTATGGTTTCTCGTCCAGTACCTTTAATCACTAATTTTTTTGTGGTGGTGGTTATTGGCATTATTTATCCCCCTCTTTATCATCAAGTGATGTGTCAATGTCACCCATTTCCTCATCACCCTTGTTCCAGTTATCATCTCTATACTTTGCCATCTTAAATTCCAACTCATTTAGACAAAGCCATCCCCATCTTTCTATCTCAATGTTAAATTTCATTCTGTCCATAAGCCCGTTGGTTCGCTGTGGTGGGTCTGGAACAATGCCCAAGAATGTCGGGTTTTGTAATACTGTTTGTGATATGGCTGTGCTGTTTAGCATGTTTGTACTATGACATTTTATACAATTCCACACCTTATTAAACATCTTACCATGTATCAAAGTCTCAATACTGTTTGGCATTAGTTCAAATACATGTACGTCTGATTTATCTATACCCTCTTTACATTTGCCACAAGTATAAGTTATTTCGGTTTTGGCTAGTTGGTCATAATCATTACTGGAAATCACAACCTGATAATCAATGGGTAATAATGAATTAATGGCGTTTAATGCACCGTGCATCATAGTCCAGTTCTTAGTTCGTATGGCATTGATTGCTTCACTCCTATATCTAATGAAGGCTGTATTGATATCTGGAAGTCTACTCTGTGGCACAACATATCACCCTAAGACTTGTTCATTCATGGCACGATATAAGATTATGTACAAAATAATCCGTTGCAAGATAAAGACCCGATAAGAAACGGTGAGTCCAAAATGGCTCAGGCGTTATATAACCCCCTATATCAGTAGGATTTCACAATGGGTTAAATAAAGTTGACAATGACATCAAAAGTGAAATAAAGTTGATAATTTTTTTTTGGTTTTCGAATAATATCTAATCTATACCTAATCTGAAAAAACCACTACATACACACAACACACACACGCAAACTTCGCGTACATATACAGAACGATTTTTCTTGTTACTAGATAGGTTGAAAATAATATATTGAGATATTTTTTGATTCATGACTAAAATCTAATCTAAGAATGGTTCTACTCTAAACATAATCTTGACATATCGAATTGATTAAGATGCTTGTTTAATGTAGGACTTTAAGAAAAATAACATGGTAAATTGATTAAATCATTACGATGTTTTTAGAAAAATAGGCATAATTTTTTCATTGTTCTAAATTCGAATTTAGAAACATTTTATTTTTTCGTGCCTAGAAAATTAGTAAATGATATTAAGTATAGGTTTCTATACTAAGCATGAAAACACAACAAACACAAATGTTTCAAGACACCGAAACATTAACACGATTAGCTGATAAGGCTAGAATATCTATTGTTACAGGCGACTTTTTCACTGCCTCAAAAATAGCAAAAGAAATAGAAAGAATTAGCACCAATTTTGTGAGGGGTTTCTAAATTGAGTCCTGAACAAAAATTTGATAAAATCAGCTTCATAGTTGATACAGAGTCAAGCATACACGATTTAGCCAAACAGCTACACCTTAACAGGGGTTTAGAATTTGGTGATTATTGCCAAAAAGCAGAATTGATTAAACGTGGAATTGATTTAGTCATTGAAGCAAAACAAGAATTAAGAGAGGCTGATTTAAATTGAATTTCCAAGAAGCCCAAAACTGCATTCTAGCAGTAAAACCAACAATGAAAGCACCATACAAACCACAGCTTTTAAAATTGGTTTTAGAATCTGAAAATTTACAAGATTCTAAAGTCAACCTTCAGAAAAAAATGGCAAGTTTGAACCCACAAAATAAAAATTATTCGTGGGCTTCATGTCCTGTATGGAAAGCTATCCAAACCCAAAAATGCCCAACGGGTGAAAATTTGGTTATCTTTGATAAAACCACGAAAATTTTTAAAATGAACGTGGACACTTTAACAAGTGAGCAAAAAAGAAAATTGATTTCTTTAGTGGGGGACTTGTTAAAATGACAAAAGAAACAAGAATCCAATATCATAATAGAATGATAAAGGAAGCTTCAGAAATACAGGCAGTTTGTAACCATGATTTTACTTTTGAAATCATGGGTGATAAAGTCTGTAAATGTGGATTGATTGAGGGCGATTTAAATTGACTTTAATCGAAACCATACAAAACCAACAAAGTCATAACATCAAAGACATTAAGACAGTAAAAAAAGCAGTTGTCACAATGTCAGGAAACATGATTTATTGTAGGCATTATGATACTATCATATTTGCTTATGATATAGAATCAAAACTTTGTGAAATTGTTAAAGACTGTTCGACAACTTCAAACAGACAAATCAAATATTTGATTGAAGCATTGAACATTGATGAAAGTCAAGTTACAGACTTGGACAAAAACCATCAAAAATTCTCAAAGTGGGAATTTTCAGGGGAATTTACACAATGACTGGTCTAGACCAAGTTGCAAAAGAAATTTTGCACAAAAAAACCACGTTTAAAGCCTTTATCGAATCGGGTAATTACCTGATTAGCATAGTAGAAAAAAGAAATACCGACACAGGGCATTATTTTTTCAATGCTGAAAATATGCGTGGCTTTAGTTGTCGAGTTTTGGAACTGGCATGGCGTAAGGACTGTTTAATATCAGAAATACCCGTACATGATGAAATTTATTTCATCACTTCGGAAGCTGATAGGGACAGTTTCACCTATCATAAAGGGTGCATTAGGGCTTATACTGTCAGAAAATTAAGAATTGACGGAAGTATAGAAACTATCGGTGACTTTCAAGAACACGCCACAAAAAGAGAAGCACAAAAAGCGATTTATGAAATCGTAAGTGAGGGCTTGAAGATATGAATTATATCGAATTACAAAAATATAATTCGTTAATGTCCACATTAGCACAACATGAAAAAATAATAATTTTCATGTATGCCAAAGATGAACCAAAAAAGAGTATTCTAAAAATTATTAGAGAATACATAAAGGAACATGAATGGCAAAACGAGGACTTGACATAATGTCCTTAATCGTTCACCTACTGAACCAAATCAGCCAGTATGAAGTAGGAAATATTGACAAACTACCAACTGTAAAAGAGTATAAAAAACTCTTTAACAGTTTGGACTTTGATGAAATCGACAACTTTTTGAGAGGTTGCGAAAGTCATATTTCTTCAGTTCAGAAAACTGAACACTTGGTAGAATCACAGAAAAAAGATATCTGTCATAATGTTTTAGTTTTGTACAAAATGGCAAAGCCTATTGCAACAAAAAAGATGAAGTCTAGGTTAATGGGGGACTTGAAACAATGACTAAAGAAGCTAAAGAAGCCATATTATGGTATAAAGATGAAATAAAAATCGCAAGATTACAAAACAACAAAAAAGGTGTTAAAGAACTAAAAAAAGAGTTAAAAGCAGAACAAAAACACTGTAAAAAATTGAGGGCTTGAACTAATGCCCTTAATCATTCATCTGTTAAATCAGATACTATACAAAAAATATCCAAAACTTAGAGTCATTGAGCATAATTCTCATTATAATGAGAGGGTGGTTGAAAAATGAACGATAAAGACTTGGAAAAATTGTACAAATTAAACCTTGACTTGTTTGATTCATGGTCTGAACTGTACGATATAGAAACAGACCCCGAAGCTAAAGAAGCCATGAAAACCCATCTTGATTCAATGGACTTGATTTTAGGGTGGCTGGAAAAGACTTTGCAATACAAGGACGAAACTGTGAGGACTTTAAGATGAATCGTAATATATTATTAGAGTTTCAACGCAAAGACAAAAGGTTTAATGAAGTTGAATTAATGCTAGATTTCTTTAGACACATAGACAATAATTGGTATAGGTTATGTGACTATGATAAAAAAGAAAACAAAGTAAGAATTTATTCAACTTACAGCGATATTAAAAACGTTGTACTTGATTTCAAAAATTACAAGGCAGTAGGGTTTAAGAGAGTTGAAACATGAGATACATTAAACAATACACGCAAGACGAATGGAATCGGTTTGATATTGACATACAGGAAATGTTATGCACAAAATATAATATCAGGTTGATTGACTTTCAAACAAAAGAAGAAATAAAAAACCAGCTTGAAAAACAATTTATTCCCTTAGTGGGTGAGGCTAAACGAAAGTCTAAAGAAAGAAAGATTCAAATCACTAAACAGGTATTTCATACAATGGGCGAGATAGGTAAGGGCACGTTGCAACTAATTGATGCGTTCAGCACAAAGCCAGCACCAAAGAAAAGAAGGAAGCGTAAAAGATGACAATTCAATGCAAGAACGTGTGTCTTAATCCAGAGTATGCACATAAAAAAACCGTAAGAAACTTGACAGAAACGCCTTACAAAAAATGTTCTAGGTGTTGTTTGTTCATAAAATATGAGGGTGTATTTTGTCCGTGTTGTGGTGTCAAGCTGTCCAACAGGGCAAAGAATAACAGTTCTAGGAAAAGACGACTAGATGCGTTGTAAGACTTGTAAAAAAGTCGTAAAGGCTGGGACGGCAAACAAAAAACATTGTTGGATATCAAATCAAAGATGTGGTGAGTGTCATTACATTGGCGGTTCAAAATTCATTCACAAGCGTGGGTGGGCTAAAGTTATAAGCCAAAAAGTGGTCTAGACATTATGACAAAACGCTATCATGTTTGTACAAAATGTAAGCCAAAAGAGCCAAATCAACCCTAAACTATTTATGCTATTTCCCATAGAAAACTATACACTTAATACCTACTACAATAATTACTAATCATGGAAAACAAAAACCAAAATCAACTCGTTCAATCTGATGAAAGTAACGAGGCAAAAATGTCAGAACAATATGGACTAGGCTATTCATGTTGCTATTGCAAAGAGCCTATCAAAGACAAAGACATACCAAGAGAAGTATTGGAAAAAATTTCAATGCAGTTGGTTTGGCACATGAACTGTGAGGTTGAACAATGACCTATGATGAAATCATGGAAAAAGGGGACAAAATAATGTCCAAAAGAAAGATAGATGAAAGACAGGCTAGAGGTGAATCAGTTTCACTTGATGAAATATTCAATGAAGCTGATGAAATCGGTAAAATGTTAGAAGAAAGTATGGGGTCTGAAAGATTCAATACTGCAATAAAGGCAGTAAAAGATGAGGGCTTGAAACAATGACTGTCAAAAAAGGCAGATATTGTGTAGGGGAAATAGGAGTAGATGCTGGACTGGTCTGGGTGGGTGACCCTTGTTTTATCAAGCATCACCCCGAACTGTATGACGAGTCAAAGTGGGGGGACTTTTGTGCAAACATTGAGGACTTACCAAGTGAGAAATGTGATGGTGTTGCAACGTTCACCAACTGGGGTGACGGTTCATACCCCGTCTATGTCAGCTTTGACAAAGAAGGACGTCCTACAAAACTCGAAGTGATATTCACTCGAATGTATTCAGACAAAGACGAAGCAAAAGGAATTGAATACCAATGACTAAGAGAAAAACCAAAGTCGAAGAAAATGAACCTGAATCTCTTTGTTGGTGTGCATGGTGTGGTGAGTATGGTACAGATGAATATATGTACAAAAACAGGGGTGACTGGTATCATGCAAACTGTGTAATTGGTTCTTCAGAATCAGATAAAGAGTTTCTCTTTGGGGAAATAAAACAATGAATAAAAGAACCCATACTCATTTGTTTGTACAGGATTCAAAAACCGAATCTATTGATTTACAAATCAATATGTATGGTTATGAGAATAGTTGTAAGCCAATTCATACGTCAATGGTAATAAATCAAGAAACTACCACATACGCAAATACAAAACTTACTGTATTGGTAATTTTTGAAGCCATAAAAAGAACAGGGGACGGGTTTGATTGAAATCCGTAAGGCTTCCGAGTCTGAAGCAAAGACAATAATCAATACAATACTTGGTGAGTTGCAAGACCCTAAAACATGTAACCATAGAATGGTAAGTTTCCATTCAAAAAGTAATACTTCAGGATTTGACGGGGGTTATGGAAATCTAGTAGGCAAGTGTCTGGACTGTGGTTCTATAATTCTGACACATTACGAAATGACAGGTGACGAAATCCTGACTGACAAGGAATGGCTTGAAAGTTTGTACGAAAAACGTGACGGATTTAGGGGGTATGGATATTATGAAAAAGATATTTCTTGATGAGAACATCAGGAATGTAAAGCTTGTACGGAAGCTGCAAAAGTTGGGCTACAAGATATTATTCAAGCCAAAGGGAATGTCAGATTATGACTTGGAAGATTGGATTGTAACCCGTGACGATGTAATCATGGTCACTAGGGACATAGAGTTTGACTTGAAGTTTGTAGAAAACAAGTCGTTTCTAATTGACACCAGCGAACCCGTAGACGGTTGTGTGATATTGATTGATGCCTTTATGAGTCAGTTTAAGGAAGAAATACTATGATAAAATCAAATTACATCCCTGATAAAGATACAGTGTGTCCATGTGGTAGTTCTAAACTGTTTAAAGTATATCCAAATTCAGACATACTATTTTGTGAAAATTGTAGTAATTGGTTTGATGAAGAATAACTATTTCTTTTTACTTTTCTTTTTTTTGTAAGTCTTTGGAATACTTCGATTATATTTTGTTCTGCAAGAACCTTTTACACCTGTCATTTCTTTTTTGGTTTTGCTTTAAAATGTGACCCAACTTTAACATGTCCCTTGTTGTGTGGTCTATTTCCTTTTTTAAACGGCATTAATTATGTACAAAAACAAATGATATTTAAAGACTACCATGCCTCTTTGACTGACTCAAGACTGGCTTTTAGATAGTGGTCAACAGTCATTGACGGCTTTGCATGTCTGAGGTGTTTGGATATTACGGGAATTGATGCCGCCTTTTCACCATATGTTCCACTTAACATCTCTTTGCCAATACTTTTTCTGAACAAATGTGTCACAACTTTTTCACCCACTTCAGTTTCAAGACTTTGCCATGCGGCAATATCCAAATCTAACCCGATTCTTTTACACCATACATACAATCGGGGGTATGTCAAACCGTCAAATAGCCTACCTTTTTCCTTGAAGATTAACCATGTCTTTAATTCTTGTACAAAAATATGAGGAATGTGTGCCGTGTCTTGTTTCTTTGTCTTGGTTTTACCTAGATAAATTTCCCTATCTTCCAAGTTAAAACTTTCTTTCTTTAAATGAATTGCCTCATTGGCTCGTAGGGCACAATAATACATGGTCTTGTATAACATCTTGATGTCCTCGTCTTTCCATTTACGAATACTCAGCATCGGAATGTACTCAACAATCCTATCAAAAGTCTCTGGGGAAATATAATTTACCTTGTCTTGCATTAGAAAACTCTAGGTTTTTTACCCTTACCATGTTTACATTTTGTTTTGCCGCAGGCTGGACATCGTTTACCATCTTTTACTTTGTAATTGGTTACTCCATAACCATATCCATCAAGAGGCATTAGCAAACAGTTCCCGAAAAGTATAACCCAAATGCCACACCTGTACATGCACCCATGATGCCATATAACACTAATAATTTTTTAAGTTTAGTTCGTTTAATATTAACTAAATCCTGTGCTGGTTTAATGTCCCAATCTCGCATACCCAACAAAACCTCTCTTAGTATTTTAAGGTTCTGTGAAACCGTGATTCATTTCTAAAGTGTCAGGCGGTGTAAATTTATCTACACCACAATCATTAGCGTATAACTTGTGTAGTTTGATGTGTTGTTCAGGAGTCAAGTCATTGTGGTCTGGATAACCATAATTTTCAACGGACATCATGTAGTACAAAATCTTCTCACAATTCCATGAGTGAAAAAATTCTAATTCAGAATCATAAATAGTCCAGCCAACTAACACTATTGTTAGTACAGTGCCCATGACTATGAATCCTGTATTTTTATGTAAAAATCTTTTGAATGGTGGAAGTTTGTCATACCTTCCGTTATATTTTCTGTCAGTCAAGTCCTATCCTCAATTCCTTATTGTTTTGCATGGCGTTCTTCAACCAGTTTTGATAAACCAATGCTGGTGAACTTTCCCAATCTGACATTCTATTAAAGTCGGTCTGTTTGACTGGTGTTACTATTGTTGGTATGTCAAGCTCACCATTACATGCGTTCTTTGCGTACTCCACTGCTTGTTCAATCAGGTTCATACTAGGTGCAACCATAATTTGTTTACAGTCTGCACTTGTTTTAAAATTTTTCCAAACGGTATATGCGTTATCTTGGAATCCCCTTTGATTATCACTACCATGTAATGCCATAGTCTTAAAATCAGTTACCTGAATTTCTATGTTGACTGACTTACGTTGAAAATCAGCATCAGGGTCAACCATAATTAGATTAAATTCATTGGTGTCATAAAATTTCCAATGTTTTTTCATAATGTCAACTCTCACAACATCGTTCTCACCCTCAATCATTACACCTGAAACCAGTGGGTCAGTTGTATCAAAGGCATCAAAGAGCTCACGATATGTAGGGCAATTAGTGTGCAAGTCATACTGAATAAGAGTTTGACAGTTCTTGCTTAGTGTAATTGATATGTTATTGTAACGTTCAGGATTAGAATTAACCTTTAACAGTCGTTCCATTTTTTTATCCTCAAGTTCAAGTAATGTTTTTTTCAAGTCAAGTGCTTCACCAACTTCATCTTGTAGTTTTACCATGTCCTTCAAATCATTATAGCTTACACGCCATTCACTTTTCAACTCAAGAGTTCGGTGTTGAATCGCTTGCTTCATGGCTAACGAGTTGTCGTAATCTTCCTCTTGTTCGTTCTGTTTAAAGGCTCGGTATAATTCGTTAAGTTTAATTTCCAAAGCAACCCTATCAACCATTATTCCATCATACTTTGTTTGTAATTCCTCAACCTCAAGTGTCAGGATGTCCAATTCCAGTTGCATGTCAACAAGTGCTTCTGAGTTACCAAGTATGAGCAACATTACCATCTCAATCATTCTTCAAATCCCAATAACAAAAGTTCCATAGATGAAGGTATAACTTTTCTGGAGTAAATTCTTTGCCACATAACAAACACTTCAATATCTCTTATGTTCCCTTCTATTTCTAGCAGTTTTACTTCTTGATTGAAAACGTAAGTGAGAATTATAACAATTTGGATTTGGACACATTGTTAATTTTAATTCCTTTAAAAAAATTTGATTACATTCCAAACAAACTGAATGTTTTGAATAATCTGTATATGGTCTAGACATGCCCTAACTATAACAAACTATACCCATATTTAAATACGAGCATGGTTCATTTGTTCAGTCCTTTTAGCTGAAGGTGATTTAGGTTTATGTCTAAGTTTTTGATTACAATCTGGACACCTCAACATATCTTTAGGGAATTTTTTCATCTTTCGTTCTGAACACCCGTTACAATATGAGTATAAATCATAATTTCTACCACTCATAATTTTGTACTTCCCATATAATGACATGAACCACATTGTTGTGCCGCAATCCAACAATGATACTTGTTTGTAACTTTGACAACCCTGCCACATGTCTTGCATCTCATGTTTCATCAGTTCCCTCTAGTGTTGTTTGTTGTGGTTCTCTGAACTCAATGTTAAGCCAAATTCTTTCGTGGTCTGACTTTGAATCTTCATAATATTCTGAAAATGCCTTACTAAATTTACCCATGCCCATAGGGACTTCACCTTTATCAAACATAATTTTTTTGTAAAATTGATAGGTGTCACGTTTTGACCTTGAACTTATCGAATCTGAAATATGATTCTCGACAAACCAATTCAAAGGGTCAGAATTTTCATTCCATAATTTTTGAACTGTTTTCCAGTCTTTAGGATTTGTGAATCTGTTTGAATCGTATAGCCCTTTTGCAACATGAACCAAACATGAAAATACCAAATCCATTTCTTCCGTTTTTTCCAGCAGTTCCTTTTTCAAATTATCATTTCTGTCAACATCTTTTTCAAAATTTCTTAGCCACTTGACTAAAATCCAACGTCTGAAGAATCCCTGACTTTGGTCAAAGACTCTGGGAAACTTGTTACATGAAAATACCAGTGATGCGAAAGGGTACAAGTCAAATCCATTCTTGTTTTTTTGTTGTGCATGTACTGGTTCACCTGAAGATAAATCCTTGATGATACCTGTATGGTACAACTCATTTCTTTCCAAGTCAGAAAATATGTTTGCGTGTTTTCCGTCCAGCCTTGCTGAAGCAAATTTATCTTCAGCTAAAACCTGTAATGGAATGTGTGACACATTATCCCTACCAAGTATTGAAGAAAGATAATCAAGACACACTGATTTTCCATTAGCACCATTACCCAACATGATGAAACTTCTTTCATCAATCTGTTTTCTAATAATTGTTGAAGCCATCATTTCTAAAACAGATAACATCGACTCATCATCAATGACATCATTGATTGTAAATGATGATTCTAAAAATTGCCAAAATAAAGTATGCTGTAAGTTGTTTGCCAATCCAATAAAAATATCGGTTCCAATTTCAAATTCAGGTTCAACATAATTCAAAGGCAATAAAACTTTTGCCAAATTAAGGGGGGTATGTGGACTCAATTTCATCGTCTGTAAATCAAGCATACCATTTTGTACGACTAACATATCAATGTCGTTGTCAAAATGGTCAAGACTCTCATAGGTTCTTGATTTTATCTTATCAATGACCTCTGACTTGTCAGACTTGGTACACTCTACAATTTGTGCTTCAGTTTCTTGTTTAACTACTGACTCACAATTTTTGGCATCATAAATTTTACCATTAAAATAATAGATAGTGTCCGTTTCTCTAGCAGTTTTAAAATTATATTTATCAATCAATCTTGTTGCAATAATATCAATTCTGTCTTTGTGTTCATGTTTTACAGTTTCTAAAGTGGTTGCATCAAATCTTATCTTATCATTAAAAGAAATTGGTTCCATAGATGTTGTTGCATTTCTACCATGTGAAACATTGGTACATTGACAAAATGTTTTCATTCCATTGTTGATGTAATTCTTTTCACATTCCTCATGGGCTTTCCAGTCCCCCCCGTTTCTACAATAATCACATAAAGTAAGTCTTGATAATTGAATTTTATCATGGTACTCTGGACATAGACCCTCTTTGGAACAATTCTCGTAATCACCTTTAAGGCAAAAATCACAGTTGGTAATAGTTTTATCATCTGGGATTAAAGTCATAGTATCGATTCCTTTTCTGTGATAAGACTGGACTCGCCACTAGGGGATTCGTCACCCCTAGTGTATTCAACCAAAAATTTTATCATAAGTGCCTCAATTAACCTAGACCTTGTTTGGTCGTCAACTTCTTCATCAAATGCCTTTACCACTTCAACATTTAATGAATAATTCTTGACTACTTTCAATATTTATCTATATTTTGGTGAATTAATAAACTTACCTAAGTAAGTTGGTGTTTTATATAAAGGATAGTGAGTTTACGGGACACAATTTCATCATTAACTTTGCTAGAAATAAATTTGCAACAAAGTCAATGATAGAAAAGTGTCCCGTAAAATATCGTGACTAGGGGGGTTATACTTATTCTCAGTTCTGAGAATGAGAAATCATGGGACACCTAAGTAAGTTTGACAAAAGTTAATATATTTCATCATTTTATGAAATAATTATGGATTTAATCAAGACATACCTAGATGTATGTGATGCAACATATCAGAATTGGAAAGATGTTGTTACCTCTGTATCAACACAGACCCAGACATACTGGCAAACAACCCTACAAAAGTAGGTTATTTTTTACTATAATCTTAAATAGAGTTTTCTAGATTTTATATCAAGTTCGTTGATTAGATTAAATTCGTCACGAACCAAACCCTTCAAGGTAAAAGAATGTTGATACATCATTACCTTTAAATAATTATAAAATAATATAGAATTGAATATTGAGATTGCGTTGATATTCCATTTACACCGATAGAATGAAGCCCTCTATCGGGTCATTTTTGGTTTTTTTTGGTTACAGGTCTTGCATAGTATTTGTAAAACAGCATTTTTTTCATGAAATTTTTTCCATTTTGTTTCAAATTCATAATCAATCGGCAAAAATTTATCTGAAAATCTTGAAAAATTATTAGTTTTTTGAAAAGAAGTTGGTATAACTTTTTGTGTTTTTAAAAATGAATTATATAACTCAGTGAATTGTGGGGTATCATGGTCAACTTCTAGATTATTTTTGTTTCCACATTGTTGACATATTTGGGGTGAATTATCTTTGAAATATATTATTTGACTGTGTATGGATTCCCTCATAGATATTTGTAACTTGTTTTTTGGTCTTTTGGTAACACATCTATTAAGAACTGATACACTTTCATTAACCCCATTTTTAATAATAAATACTTCTAAACATTTGAATCGTTTCCCTATTGTTATATCACTCATATTAACAAATTTTTGAGGGTATTCAGGGTGTCTTTTAAACAAAGTTATAAAAAAATCATATTCTGATTTGTTATATTTTTTTAAAGAATTACATATACCTATTTTATTTATTTTCTCACGAATTAATTCTTTCAATTCTTTTTGAGTTAGGTTATCGAATATCATAATTACATTCAACACATGGATAGTTCATTATTCTTTGCTTACATCTTTTACAGGTCTTGGCGTTTACAGACAGGTTAAACCAACTCATAGTAATTAAAACACCCCGAACATCTTAATTTATTTTTAAATTTATCAGGTCTGATATTTTTGGTTTTGAATCTATTAGGATAATAATCAGGGGGATATACTAATGTAATATATCTACATATCATACATTTTCTTAATGGTTTATCACAATAACAATAAAAACATGGGTATTCTTCTATTATTTTTTTACAACCAACACATTTCATTTCTCATGTGCCTCATGGGTACAGTTGCAACGATAGGTACATTGTCTGTCTTGGTGTGTACCGTTTTGGCAGGGTAGGCAGTTACACTTCATATTCTTTTACCAATTCCTTTATTCTTTCTTGTTGATTTGTTGTAAGTGTATCAAATTCATCTTTTGTCATGTATGTTTTTAATACTTTGATAGACTCTTTTAATCTGTCAGGGTTTTCTGTACCGTCTGCTATTGTTTGTTTTAATATCTTAAAATTCTGTTTAAGCATACCGAACCCTTCGTTTGTTGGGTCTTTTGCCAATCTAATTTCCCAGTATTTATGGGCTGGACAACTTGCACAACCCATTCGTTCCATATCATGTGCCTTGTATGCTGGGTTTTTTGGTATGTTATATCGTTTGTAATATTCCTGTGTATCTTCCATAGTCCAAAATGACAACGGTGTTACAGCTCTCATTGGATAGTTTACAAATGTCTTTAGTATTGAGGTTCTACATTTTTGTAATACTGCCAATGCCCTCATGTGTGATTCTTCTGCCCTAGTTCCTATGAATTGTAGGTCATATCTTTCTTCTTTTGGCAGGGATTTTAGATAACTTTTCATGGTGGCTTTCTTTAGAATATTACAACATTCAGGCGTAGCACCCCTACTTCCTTGTTTGTCTTCTTTCTTTCCACCCCCACTTCTAAAACTAGGCAAGTGTCCAACTTTCTTTGCAATAGACCATACTGTAAACATATTGCCTTTTTCATCAGTTGGGGGTTTCAATATTTTCACCTTATCTGATATACCCCATAACTTAATCATGTCAGCCCAGTATTGTTTTTCTTCCTTGAATGTGTTTAACGTGTCATTAAGAAACATATCAGGATATTCCACACCCATATTTTTACAAGCCCTCATAACTAAGTGCATTAACACCATGCTGTCAGAACCAAAACTTGTTGCTATGTATGGCTTCTTGTATATTTTCAAATGATTTTCTATTAATTCTAATGAGTCTTGTTCTTTTTCCTCAAATGTTTTGGCTTGATTATAATACAATTCAAATGGATATAAAATGAATGTTTTTGCTGAAAGAGATTTTTCCTTTTTTTCCATTGACTGTGCATGGAATTTTTCTCTTGCTTCTTTATCGAATTTTTTTAACGGGTCATTCTCGTCACCCCTTAGATGAGCATATTTGTAAACCATACAATACAATATAATTTTCTATACTTAAATGTTGCGAGGTATCAATGAGGTCAAAGGGGATTAAGACGGGTATAATCCCAAAAACCTTGCCGTACTTTTAGACTGAGGGGTAAAGACCCGACTGAGTGTCCCTTATGGTACGGTTCTAGCCTCTAGGATTATACTAGGTATATAGAAATATATATATTTATCTTTTCTTGAGTGTCATTTTTCTTTCCTTTGCAAGAGCATTGAACTTTTTGTCACCAAATCGTAAGAATCTTTCCAGTGTTTGATGGCATGTGTTGCACAGGTATCTGAACCGCTTGGAATTTGCCCTGATAAGGGGGGTTAATTGAGTGTAATATTGTATGCTTCCTTTCAACCCTTTTGGAAACTGGTCATACGTCACATCATTTTTGATGTACCATATATGATGAACCGTCATTCCCTTGCGTGACCATTGAGTGCCACACAAATAACATTTACCGCCAAAATATTTTTCACCAATCTTCTTTTTTAAAAATTTTATCTCATCTTTTTGATTCACAGGTTAAACATTCCCACATTCCGTTGTCATTAAGTGTTCCCTCAATATTGCTTGAGAAACAGTTTCCACAAAGCCCTTTCATAGTAGGGGATAATTCCCCTACCTAATTAACTAAGCGGTAGCCAACCACCTTGTCCAGCAAATAAACCGACAAGTATTAACACACACAATTTGCATAGTTGCTTCCACAGATGCCGCACTTGATGTGGGCGTGTTTGTAATGTTCTGGGTAATGTTCTTCACAAAGAACCTTTTTACTTTCCCAAAAAGTGTTACAGTCCTTTCTTAAAGTCCCAGTCTTTCCGCACTTATGCAACTCTTTTCCGTATTCACCTTTTAATTTGTGTTCACAAGTGGTGTCCCTTTGAAATGGTTGACACTGGCATGGCGGTGAACCACATTCACAATTAGTCAATAGAAATCCTGTCCACATGCTTTACATTTAATATTACCAAAATGATTGTCTGCTTCACAGCACATACATTTAATTCTCTTTGTCATTCTCGCACCTTATATTATGTTCCTTAGACCACTTGACTAAAAAGTATATCTTTATCGAAAACCCAACTATTGAAATTGACAGAAACAAAAAGTTCTGATACAAAAGCATTGAGGGAAATGCAAACAAGGGAACCACCGTAAGTCCAAGTGCCAAGTTCAAAAGGAATCCAGACCGTAGTTTGCCTATTCTGTACCATGCGTAGTACCCTGCAACTGGTATGAAGAATAATAATAATTGGGTGCTAAGTTTAACTGGTTTCATCATGGCTTATATTTTCCCAAACGGTATCGCTTCAATATACTTTCATCAACACCCTTGTTCTTGTAAACCTCGTTTAAAAAATCCAGCAACATTTGACCGCCTCTGTATCTTGGGGGTGGGTAAATTCTATCCTCGTTTTCACACAATGCCTGAACAATTTCAGCAACTTCAATGAATGTAACCTGAACACCGTTCCAGATTATTTTTTTATCACCCTCACCTTTTACACCGTCCTTGTATTGTATCTTTGATTCTTCAGCTTGACGAGCTTTGATTTCTGCGATTGCTTTGTATTTCCACAAGTCACCCATCTTCTTCGTCCTCGTCTTGCTGGTCTGATTTTTTAGAAAAAAAGATAGAAGTGTCACTCATTTGTGACATTCTAAATGGGGTGTAACACATTATGCTTTAACCCTGATTGCATTATTTCCCTTGATGTTTTCAACGAATACACCAACGGATTTTCCAATCCAAGTATTAGATTCGTCACCGAAACTATCAATTAAGAAATTGATGTTTTGTAGATTGAGAGTCCATGTATGCTCTGATGCTACACCGTTTTTCAATACTTTAACGGTACATCTTGGCTTCATACCAAAGTTAGTAGATTGTTCTTTTACTTCCGTAATGATTTCAAATCTAACACCTTCAATACCAGCCAAGTCGTTTCCGCTTATGTATTCAGATTCTTGTTTTTCAAATTTTGCCATTTTTTCTATTTCACCTTCCTGTGAGTTTGTTGTAACCTCACTTTTATTGTTGTCCACTAATTCTTTAATGGTCGAATCATTAGGAAATAACTGACTGAGGCTTTCTTTGACTCTGGGGTCAGAGTTCACTAAATTTCCCAGATAGTTTTCCAAGACTCGTTTCAAGGTCATTATATCCTACCCTTCAGATATTCTCTCAAAGCTATATTGACTATCGCCTTGACCTTGAGGTCGTCACGCTTACATAGTGTGTGAATATCTGCGAGTACCTCGTTGCTCACTGCGACAGTTGAGCCATTGTTATTTTCTGACAACATGTAGTATAGAATACTTTGGATTAATATATCTTTCTACATCAATTTAATTTTTGTAGATTTGGATTTTTTACGCTTGGTTGTTTTCTTTTTAGACTTGGATTCAAATCCAGCAAATTCGTCCTTTGATTTTTTACCAAACATACTTTTCTTTTTCTTCTTGGTCTTTAGCAAACCTGAAGACGGAAGTGCAATTCTGTTTTTAGTTCCAGCCGTCAATCTCATGTCCTGTCTTTCTAACTTTGTAACTTTCTTTTGACCGTATGTAATTTCTTTTCTCTTATACATACCTACAACGTTGTCAAGTCTGACATTACCAATGAACCCAGCCTTCTTTCCACGCTTTCTTTTTCTTTTTTCTATTTGTGGGTTTGGTGTGTCATAAAATAATGTACCAGCACCTTTTCTCTTTGTAGTTTTTTGTATTGTTGGCAACTTCATTTGTGCAACTGCCTGAACTTGTGCTGTCTTTGCAACTACGGCTGTTATAGCAGACTGACTTTGAACTGCTCTAAGTCTTTGTGCTTGTTTAATCTTAGGTTGTTGTTTGGTTTTTTGTTTTGTCAACTGTGCAGTTTCTTGTACCAAACCAGTTCCAGTTTTCTGACTTACAGTAGGTGTGATAATTTGTTTTATCTTTGGTGAAACCTTTGGTGGTTTAACACTAGCCTTAACTTTTGGCACTTGTATCTGTGCTGGTTTTGCTACTGCACTTTGACCCAGTTTGATTTTGGTTTCTTGGAATGTATCAAGTTTTGTTCTTTGAACAGTTGACCCCTCTTTACTGTCAACTATCTTATCACCTTTTTGTATTTTAGGTTCTTCAAACTTTTTTACGTTTATTCTATTGGTTGTAACACCAACAACATCAGGTTTGCTAGACATTCCTTTAACATCTTTTATGTTAGAGATACCACCACCTTTACCCAAATCAACATTTGTTTTGGTGAAACTACTGCCGACACCCGTTGTACCAATGCCTGAACCCAGTTCAACCCTAGTTCCCTGAAAAGTCTTACCAGTTGACTTTGACTCACCAATAAATGCATGATACTTTTCTTTTGGTGGTTCGTCAACACCTTTTGGTACGGTAGGTTTTTTGTTTAATGGTGCTTTGTCTGCCATTTCTCTAAGAAGGTTTGACTCTTTCATGGTCTGTGCGAAAGCCTTTTTGTCAACTGGAATCTTTCCCTTGCTTACACCGTAAAGTATTGTTTCATCTTTTGGTTTTATCTTTCCACTTTGGGCTTCATACGTTGTAGGGTTTCTGCTTTCCAATGACTGTTTTAACTGACCAGCCTTCTTGCCACCCCCGAAATAATCAGTCCCCTTCATTACAGTCTTCTTTCCAACTTCTTCAATCTGTTCTTCTTCTACCATATCATCAATTAGTTTCAAGTTCTTTTTGCCAGTAAGTTTTGCACCAGTGACTATTGTGTCAACTTGTCTTACTGGACTTCCCTTGAACTTTATCTTGCCACCAGCCACCTCAGAATATTTTAACTGACCTTTGATTGTTGATTCACTTGTTGAAGTCTTGTAATCTTGAAGTCTTGTTCTTGTTCCAGTTATCTCAGGCTTTTCAAATCCCCTGTAATTGACACCCTCGCCTTGCAATTCGGCTTTGGGTCTTTTGACACCCTTGACCAAATCACCAGTAGTATCTGAATAAAATGTAACCTCGTCAATGTTTGTCTTGTATTGTTTTGTACTGACTTTTGTTTTGTACAACGTGGTTGATTTAATTCTGTCAAGAACTGTCGGTGTCTGAAGTTTTGGAATACTTCTTTTGCCAATATCTTCAACCTTGACCAAATCATCAGGAAATGGTTTTCCACTTGTAGTTGCCTTACTGTCATATAATTCAGGGAATGGTTTTTTCTCTTTTGGCTGATTCTTCAAAACCAATTCTGTTTTTTTGGTAGGTTCAAACACATCAGATTTGAACGGGGTTTCTTTTGGCATATCATATTGTGTTGTTTTCATTTTGCCTCTTGTTGCAAACCCTACAACATTTTCATTTTCAAACATGGCAACTTGTTTGTTAAGGAACTGTGGCTTTGCACCTATCTCACCAGCAATATCAGTTGACTGTCTTACAAACATTCTGCCTGAAGGTGTCATAATGAAATTAGCCTTAGCACCAAATCCGACACGACTTCCCTGAAACATTGTCGCAGTATCGTATGGCTTTACAATTCCCTGACGTACTACCTGTTGTGGTATTGTAAATGACGGCATACCATATTTTGTTCCTGTGGGAATCGTACCGTAAGCATAAACGGAACTTCCAATTCTGCTTGGAATTGCTGACACCTTTGCACCAGTTCGTTGAATTGCTTGACCAGTGCCCATCATAGCCATAGTTGGAACCTTGACTATTGTTGGTGCATTACCTTGAATTATTTTGTTGCCAAGTTTTGCAGTTGTACTTACACCATAACTGACACCTTTTACACCATAAGTTATTGCCTTACCACCCATGAAACCTGTGACAACTGCACTTGGTATTTCAGCCACAGCCCTGAATGGATTTTCTACAACATAGTCAGCAAATCCAGTTACCCCTGTACCTTTTAATGGTGTACCTGACATAACATCAGTGATGGTACCACCGATTAACTTGTCTTCGGCAGTTGCCAACATTGGAACTTGTTTGTCTTCAGGCTGTGTCAGGTTGTAAACAGTTTTAAGAATATTGTAAGACGGTGTGATAACATATCCAGCACCAAGTCTTATATCATCAGACCATGTTTCAGTTTTACTTGGGTGTATAACTTCGCCTGAGTCAACTGCTGGTGCATAATTATATTTATTCCACAAGTCATTATCAGTTCCAGAGAATACTTTCTCTTGACTTTTCTTAAACAAAACTGCTTCTTCCCTAGTCTTAAAGTCAGAGGTGTACTCAACACCTTTTTTCTGTACCGTCACAGTCCAAGTTGTACCCATGTCTTTGTTGACCTGATTTGCGATAGGGTCAAATCCCCAAACATCAGTTTCTTTCTTTGTCAACAATTCATTCTTTGTTAATGTAACAGTTCCCACTGAAGGAACGTATGACGAATCTTTTGCAAAAAAAGAGTCGATAGGCTTTGGGTCAAATGCAGCTACACGTTGTTGTGCCAGTTTCCTTTGGTTTATTTCATTAGAGTCAGCCCTACTCATTTGATAAGGCTGGTTTGTTTTTCCAATGAATCCTTTGTCTGCCAATCTCAAATCGCCCATGTCACCTGAAGTTTTTGCCTGTGCCCTAGCCTTTTCAAGCTTCTCAGAATAGTCGGGCTTGAACATGGAGTCGGGTGCGGTCTTTGCAGTAAGACCACGTTCCTTTAGGAAGGTTCCAAGATTGACAGTTGAAGTGCCCTTGTAACTTTGAGTAGTCTGAGGATTTGTCAGTGCGGTTGCAATACCAATATTACCAGCACGAAGTTCCTTGACATATTCTTGTTGTCGTCTATTTGATAATTCAATCTCTCTTTGTTTAATAATAATTGGCATGACCTGTGCAGTAACATCAGTGCCGTCTTTTTCATAGACTTTCATTGTATCACCTTTAGAAACTTTATACGACTTGGTTCCAAGCAAACCACCAGTCATATCTGACAGTGCTGTAAGTTGGTCTGCTTTTTTAATTTCAGGTGATGTGGCATAAGTTGAAGCCATAGCGGAACTGGATAATTTTTCTTTTGCCGACATTGAACCGTAGGCACTTGCGACATTCTTCTTTGCCTGAGCTCTTGAGGCTTGGTAATCCGCTTCTAATCCACCAGTTTTGTCTAAGATACCACGAAAAACTTGGTCACGGGCTTTTCCTGATTGTGAAACCATACCAGCTCTTGAAATAGTTTTAACATCTGCTAGTGTCATGTGTGTGTACATACCACCCCTTGATTGATAACTTGCTAATGCTCTTTTATAATAACTTTCGTGAAAACTGACACCTAAACCAGCCCTTGATGAGCTTATTATAATATCCCCCTTTCCCAATGCCACACCTACTGAACCATAATGAATTGATTTACCAACATATTTATTTTTACCACTTCCAGCACCCTTCATCTCTAGTTGATACGCATCCTCTCTAACCTGTGCTTCTGCATCAAGTCTAGCCTTTTCATCAGCCACCCTTTTTGCTTCTGCTTTTTGCTCTGTAACTATCGCAGTTTGAAATCCAGTGATTAATTCTTCTTGTTTTTTTGTTTCTGCAACTTTAGCCTTTTCTGCCTTTGTTTCAACTGCTTCTGACTCGGCAACTGCACTGGCGTATAACTGTGGCATTTGTTTGTCTAAAACCTGTATAGTTTCCTTTGCCTTTTGCTGTTTCTTTATTTCGGCAGTATAACTGTCAACGTGTTTATGTTCTTCACTATGTTCAGGACTTGATATGTTTGCTTTGATATATTGTGCTTCAAGTAATCTTTCCTTGTAGTATGGGTCAGTAGGAATTTCTTCAGGAAGTTTACTTCTCGCAGTTCCCCTTTTTGATTTGGCTTCTTGGTAAGCACTTTTGGCTTCATAAGTTTGACCTTCATAAACTTCAATCTGTGCTTGGGCTATTTCACCAGCCTGTTTTGCTTTGGCTTCGGCATATTGTTTTTCTAAGTTTTTTTCCTTAGCGGTTTTAGCCATCTGTTTTACAATACACACTAAGTTAATTAATGTTATTTATATAGCAGAAAGACATTCAAAATTTGAATGGCTGACATTAGTATAATCGAGTTTGCAGTTTACGCCTTTATTGCTTATACTGGTATGTTGATGTTGATAATTTCAACCATTCGTGAAGCACCACAAACCAAATCACAATCATTTACCCGTGCCATGTATCTTATACCATCAATAGTTTGTGCCTTCTTACTGGCTGGTATGGGGGAAACTGTTGGGTTATACGATGTAACCACCACAGGAATTGAACAAGGTGGCAACACACAGATGAATGAAAGTTATTTTGTAACATTGATTAATCCAATTTGGATAACTGTCAACTTTATGTTTGGTATTCTAATGACGTTCCACTTTATCATGCAGACTTTACAGTTGTTATTGTTTAGAGAATAGTTTAGTCCTCAGTAAGCCAAGCCCATTCAGGTCTTTCTTGGTGTGCCTGTTAGTTTCATAATGGAGTTCCATCATTCTAATTGTTTTATTCTTGCTCGTAGTTGTATAATTTCATCTTGCATACCTAAGATATAATCTGCTATATCCCTACTCCTTTCTTTTGGGTTTATACTTATGGTTAATTCATCATCTAATAGAATGTCATAATCCTCATCTATATCTTCCCAGTTGGTGAATCTATCCTTAGTTAGTTTCATTTTTAGTCCTCAGTAAGCCAAGCCCATTCAGGTCTTTCTTCGTATTCTCTGTCCATTCTAATCACTTGATTTTCTTTGTAATGTATCAATAACCCAAAGTGATATTAACACGATGTATATCATTGAAATTCCAGCCACAAATATTGGTGGAATACTTAAATGTAAAAGTAAGTTAAACGCATAAGTTCCAGTAATGATTTGGAAGAATTGATAAATCATAGTAGCTGCACTTGTAAGTGGGTTGTCTGTAATTGAAATTTCATTAGCCATTGTTAATTGCATTTCTGAAGTTTGGAATGACAGTTGTGAAAATGTTGAATTAGTACCTTGAATCCATTGGGTCGGTTGATAATTTGATGGTGCATAAAAACACTCTGTCGCATCTGTGTAAGTCTGATTAGAATAACCCCCAATTAAATTACCAGTAGAATCATAGCACCCTGCAAAGGTATCACTTATTGATTGAATTGCTTCCCTCATTGAACCACCGTCCATTTTTCCAGTATCAGGATTATATCGTTGCATATCTACACCAATAGGGTCGCCAAGTATAGCCTGTGCACCTAAAATAGAAAATGAAGCAATATAGGCAATTAAAATTACAGCGATAGGTTGAGATACCATTATCTATTCCTTGTAATTCCCCATGCTAAGAATATTACTAATCCTATTACACCTATTATCACAGTTGGAATTGCTATTAATCCGAAGAATGACAGTGCAAATATCAAACTTGCAGATATTAGTACACCCACTATTGGTGACACTCTGTTAAAGCCGACCATTGAAACAAGTATGACAAACAGTCCGACAATATCTATTGCACCAAAGTCACCGTCAGTTCCGTATTCACCTGAAGTAAAGTTTGTCACCTGTGTTACTAGAGGAATGTTAGGAAGTCCAGTTACTAAGTTATTTTGTGTCATAACATATTTTGCTGACACGCCATCATCTTGTTGACTTTGTTGAGGTGCACATTCTACTTCAATTACTTCGTTGTCAATATCCTGAAATGCAAATCCTATAACCTGTTGGTTTGCATCAGCAGAATTAATTTGTGAAGTCATGTCAGTTCCCTCAACATACTGTTCTGTCTTTTGTGCGAACTTGTAATCCACATCACAAGTCATATCATCCCACCATGAAGGGTATGCGACTTGTAATGTGTCAGTTGCAGTTCCGTTAATGGTTTGGGTTTCTCTTTGAAATTCTATAACATTTACTGTTTGGTCATTTACTGAATCAATATCAAACCATGCCATACCACCAGTAGTAGGGTCAAATGCCACGATACTTCCATCAACACTTGTTGTGACAGTGACATAGTTGCTGAATCCAGAATTGCCTAATGGCGAAATAATCTTTACACCAAAGATGTATGTAGTATCATAATCTAATGTTGGTGCAAAGTTGGAATATGTATTGGTTGTAGTACCAGCGAGTGTTGTTGGTGTGGACACACTTGCAGTTATCTCAGAGTAGTACACATTGTAAGAAGTAATTTGACCTTGATAATATGCTGGTTCATTCCAATCAATTACTGCACCAGTTCCAGTTATACCCTGTGCAATCATTCCAGTGATTTCAGTTTCAGGTGCACTGATTATTGTGTTTGACAGCACACTGCTTCCCAATGATGAGACTGCTTTAACATCATAGGCATAGCTTTGACCAAAGTTGATTGTTGTAAAGTCGGTGTGACTTGTTGTGGTTACAGTTGTTAAGAGTACAGTGTCACGATAAATCTCATATCCAGTTATGGTTGCATCAGAACTTGGAACAGTCCAAGAGAATGAAGTTGTTCCCACAGTGCCAGCAGTTACCACTGGTGCATCAGGTACGTCACCAGTTGTGATTGTTGTGGTTGTGAATAATGTACTTTCACCCACATTGTTTATTGCGTGAATCTTGTAGGTAAATGCTTGGTTCAATACAGTTGGTACTTGGTCTACTGTTGCTAATGCAGTTGTTGTATCAACTAATGTAAAAGCACCAGTGCCAGTTTGTCGGTAAACATTATATCCAGTTAGTGCCGAGCCACCTGAACTGCTTGGCAATCCCCAAGAGACAGTAACATCAAATGGTGCGTTGTCAACGTCTGCTATGTTACTGGTTGCACTTGTTGGTGATGTTGGAACACTTGGTGTTGTTATACTGTATGATGAAGAACGTACTGATGTTCCAGCGTTATTCACAGCTTCGGCTTGGAAGTAATGAGTGCCAGCAGAACTTACAGTGTACGGACTTGTTACACTACCATAAGTGATATCATCTGTTGAATGGAATAAATTATACCCAGTGATTGTTGAACCACCGTTGTTACTTGGTGCTGTAATTCCAGCAGTAATTGTTAATGGACTAGGGTTTGGGTTTACGATGCTTAGTGTTATACTTGGTGCATCAGGTGCAGTTGGTGTGGTTATGCTTGATGAACCACTGAACCCACTGGTTCCGTGTGTGCTCACACTTTTAATTTCATAGGTATAACTTCCTGAAACTGGAACGGTATTATCAACTGCACTGGTTAATCCAGTTGTAGTTATTAGGGAACCGTCACGGTAAACAGCATATCCAGTTAGGGTTCCAGTTCCAGTGTACTGAGGTGCATCCCAATCAAGTGAAATGGTTAGTGGACTAGGATTAGGATTGTTAATCACACTGGTCAAGTTAGTTGGTGCATCTGGGGGAACCCCTGCGACAATGGTGGCTGGAGTTGAGTATGCACCGATACCAGCTTCATTGATACTTGCAACTTGATAATCATAAGATACTCCAACACTTGCAGTTGTGTCAGTGTATGGTGGTGCTGTATTACTGGTAGTTGCTATGGTATTCCATGTTGCACCTGAGTCAGTAGAACGTTGAACCTGTATGGATAATAAAGTACCACCACCCAAATCAGTGCTTGGTGTCCAAGTCATTACTGGCTGTGCCAAACTATTTGGTGAGCCATTCAAACTCGTTGGTGCGTTGGCTGGTGAGGTTGAATCCCCAGCAACCATTGGTGTGATTAATGGTGAAGCACCTATTGCGTTAACTGCCGATACGGTGTAATAGTATGTATTGCCACCTGTAACCGTTCCATCATCATGTTCTGAAAGGGTAGGTGATGATAGTAATGTTGGTGCAATTCCCCTTTCGTAAATGGTATCAATTTCTGTGCCAGTGAGGGCATTAGAGTTGATGAAATATTCGTCAAGTGTTCCGTCTAGGGTTGTGGTGTAATCCACTGGAACAATCTCGTTCAAGTCAGAAGTTATAACAGGTTGATAACCGTTTGCAGGAGCTGAAACAGTATGTAAGTAATATTCTGTATTGGTATTACTTGTAGTGAATGTATGTCTTAATACGTTGTTTTGATAAACTTCAATATTTCCTGAACTATTAACTGTCATTTTCCAGTTATCAGAATTACTGTAACCACCACTGTAAAGATAATCAACTGAACCACCTATCATCATATATGCACCGTTATTAGCACTGTTGAAGTATATTCCAAAACCAATATCATTTTGAGCACCCGAACCGTATGAAGAACCTACTGCACTTAATCCAGTCTTTGCAGAATCATCTAATGATTGTGTAAATATTACTGAATCCCCTGTACCAACTGTTCCCATAGAACGACATTCAGATGGACTTGAAGAAGTACCAGTATGTGTTGCAGATGAACCACTTATAGTACAAAGTGTATTACTTGAAGATTCCCAATATACAGTTTCACTACTACTACCCAAACTTGTAGCATCAGTTGCAGTTGTTTTTGAAATTCCATTCTGATAGATAGTCCAAAGGTTTGATGAATCTCTAGTGAATGAATAGTGCTGTGGGGTTACGGTGTTGTCAGTTAATCCAGTTGCAGAAACCATTACACCCCCTGTTTGATAATCATTTGTAATATCCCCAAATCTATAATTTGTTGCAACAAAATAATATGAACCACTTGCAGTATTAGTTGATGTGTACAATGATACACCATTTTTCATATAATTGACTACGCCACTTGATGATACATCAATACTAAATGTATCTGTAATACTCCAACTACCATGTGTCGCCCAATTATTTACACCTGCTCCCCCCTCAACAATTATAATCCCTGAACCATCAGTATACATTGCAAAGTCCATTCCAGAATGGGATGCACCACTTGGAATTGATGTTGCTTTATCAATACCCACCATTTGATTGGTGTTAGGTGATGATGTGCCACCCAAACTATATGGAAAGGAAATACCATTTGAAATTGAAAAAGAATCAATTGTTCTAATCCAGTTATTCCATCCTATTGTGGTATGTGTTGGCGTTACAGTTGCACCGTTAATTGTAAATCCGACTGCACTTGCTGAATCCCATGCTGGTGATACAATGTTGTCAACACTTGCACTGGTCGTTCCGACTGTAAAGGTTACGTCATTGATGTTGAGGAGTTTGGTGTCAGTTGGAGAACCGTTAAGTCCAACCCATCCCCCCACACTAAATGGTGCTGTGCCACTTGGTAGGTTTGCATTGGAATAACTCAAGTTTGGAGAAGCGATAGCGTTGCCGATTGTTCCAGTTGTTGAGGTTGCAGGGGTTGTTTGGGTTACACTCACACCGTTGGTCGAGGAATCTGGGATTATTGTTACAGTTCCAGTTGTAGAACTGACACCGTTGTAGAAATTCCAGTCGTCTATTGTAAGTTCTGTATCACCAGCAGATGCAGTTGTATCCCAGTCAACATTGGCTATCTTGAAATATCTCAAATCACCTGTTGCAGTAATTGTTGATGAAGCAGTACCCTCTAAGGTTGAATAAGTATAGTCAGAATAAACGTTAAGTGTTGCAGTTGAACCATCACGAATTAACTCATACCAATAATCAGTTCCAGTTGTAGGGTAAAATGAGTTAGATACAACATCAACACCACCATAAAATGCACTGTTATCTGCCTTTAACTTTATTCCATTAGTACCTTGTTGAGTTACTTGAAATGATATATGATTTTCAGATGTATTTGATGCAGTTGTTTCATCATTAGTGCCAAATCCAATACCAAACAATGTCGATACACCAGCAGTTGATATATTCATCTTCCATTGTGTTATCCATTTGTTTGAATCGACAAAGTTTGCACCCATATCTCTAGCCACATAGGCGTGAACCCCAGTAGAGTATGGCTGGTCAACATGAAGTACGTCATTTGTAGTGTCCACATAGGTGTAAGCAGTATTCTCACTTGACCATACTGCATTACCAGCAGTTACATCTGCATAACCTGAGAAATCGTCAGTGGTTGGCGTTACAACAACACCACTAAACCCATGCAACAACAATTCATTATCAGTAAATGTAATCTGTGAATCTGAACCTGAATTATCAGGCAATTCAGTTAAAGCAAACTCGTTTAGGGTACGGAAAACCTTGTAGTTAAGAATT